GGCGGAATCAGCGCTTCGGCCGGCGCGCGGGGCGCGGTGAGCGCCTGTTTCAGGCTCTCGGACACCGGTGGCGGACCCGGGACCTGTTCGGTGCCCGCGGCGACCTGTGCGACGAGCGCGGCCAGGGCGCTTTTCGCGCGTCCGCTCATTGATCGCCCCCTTCCGAGCACGACACGTCTCCCCCCGCGGTGCAGACGGGGGTGGAGACGACGTAGGTCTTGTAGCCGGTCTTCGTGCCATCCTCCGAGCGCACCGCAAAGCGCACCGTGAACGACACCTGCCCGCGTCCGGGCTCAATTCGGTCGAAATCCCGCGTCCAGATCCGCGCCTCGACGGCCCGGCAGCTCCCTTCCTTCTTCCCGGGCCCTTCCGGCAGGTAGTAGAGGCAGTAGTCGAGGGCGTCGTCGAACCGATCCTTGTCGATGGAGGCGGTGACCCGGACCAACCGGAGCCCGATCCCGAGGGGGTTGTGGCAGCGCAGCGCAATCGGCGTCGCGCGAGCCGCCAGCAACAGGACGATGAGGGTGGTGAGGGCCCGGCGCATCGCTTCAGCGTGCGCCGGGTGGGGAGAAAACGCTAGTTGGAGGCTCGTTTACGGGCGGTTTACCCTTGCATGTCCGTGGGGCAGTAGGGCACCGGCGGCACATACTCGGAGTGGTAAGGGTTCGACTGGTTCCAGGTCAGGCCCTCGTCCTTCATCCGGATCAAGCGGTTCCGGTAGGCCGGGCTGACGAAGACCGAGGTGTCGACCGTGCCATCTTCCCGGCGGGGGAGGGATTCTACCTGCGGCGGATAAAGCGCGTGCATCCACACCGCGGCGGTGTAACATTTCTCCCAACCGGCGAACTCGGGGGAGGTCGGGTCCTGGTCCGGGTCGACGCCTTCCCGCAGTGTCGGAATTTTGACATTGATGGGCTCGGGCTCAGGTTCTTGCAGGGCGGCGATGGCGTCCTTGAGCGACGAGGCCTGCTGAGCTACCCTTTCGTGCAGCGCATTCAGGTCAGAACGATACTTGTCGAGCCGGGTAAGGCGTGTTTCAACCAGGGATAGCTTGCGTTTCAACGCGCGGACCAGCTCCTTGTTACCGTAGCGCATGTGTGTGGCTCCTTTGTGGGGTAGTATGGAGTCGGGAACCCGGGTTGTCAAGAGGATTCTAGGAGTCCCGCTCGTCGTCCCGTGGACCTAGCCAAGAATCGACGGGTCGGGGCCCCCCGCGAAAAGCGTTCCCGCGATTCCGGCGCCTAAGTCATTACAGGTCAGTAACATACGGGCTCGTGTTCCTCGAGCCTGCCACCCCTCGAGCCCTGGCCCTCGAGCCCTGGCCCTCGAGGCGGGCCTATGTGCTGCGCTGTCAGTGGGTTAGAGGGAAAGGAGCGGACTACCTTGAGGTAAGGGCCTCGAGCAGGTTTTCGCCAAGGTGCCTATTTCCTTAGGCGAAACACGCGCGATTTCCTTAGGAAAAACCCCTTGTGTCTGATAATGGCTGTTATGTTAACTTGATTTGGCCTTTAGAATCAATGACTTAGGCCCGGTGTCCTGTTATGGGGACAGGCGCGTGGATTGGTCGAGGATTCTGGCGGGGTCCACGCGCGGTCCAGTGAAGCCGGATATATGAGCAAGCGCTCAGATGTCGATCCACGCTAATATACGAGGTGTGGATCGGGTAATCGCCTAGATTCCAAAAGACTTAACCCGTTTGATCCATATGATCCATACTTTTTCTATTAATAGGAGCTATGTGTATTCCAGAACCCCGGGCCCGGAGCCCTGGACCTCGCTGGCAGCAACGATTTCATTTTTCCCGTTTATGTGTCACACACGACTTAAGTCCTTATCCCTCAATCACCTATCCCGATCCACACCCCACTTTTCCGTTCATAAATCCGGTCAAAGTGGATAGAACACGTAAAAGAACGCTTGACACGTGCCGCGCGTCCGTTTATATTGTCCTCACTACGGCAATTCCGCCATGTATACGGAGGCCCGAATGCTTTTCACCCTCACGATCATCACGCCAAAAGGTCAGACCGTCACCTATGGTCTGACACAGACCGAGGTCAATCGCACCTTGCAGGGCTGGTTTGATTGGTTGGATCGTTGCCCGAACGTGTCGATCCGTTTCGAGGTGAGGCAATGATCGCCTTTGTCCTCGGTTCGCTGCTCCTGTTGATCGTGGCTGTCTGCACCTGGGAGGCCTAAATCATGTTTGAAGTCATCGTCTCGAACATCGGGAACGTTTACAGCGGCACCAACAGCGATCATGCATGGGAAGTGTATCGATCCTATGTGCTCCTGAGCCAAAACCCGGATTCCGGACGCGCGTCCGGTGAAACAGTCGCACTGTTCAACGGAGAAAACCTCGAGGCAGAGCACATGACCAGCAAGCGCACTGAAGCCATCGACGAAGCCCTGACGCGAGTCCTAGACCGCATGGGCACTAAGGGTGAGACGCTTGACGAGGCCATTGAAGCCGTCTACGCCGATTACGGTGGTTTAGCATTTGCGCGCTTGCTGAAGCGTGCGGCTCAAGGAGAACGCGCATGACCAAGACAGAAGAACAAAGCTGGCAGGAAGCCCGACGACTTGAGCAGGAATACGCGCGGCAGGTCAGCGATGATCGCACGGATAAGGCGCTCGACATTTCACCGTCAGCGGTGATGGCATCGTGTGCGTTTTGCGGAGTTGATTACACTCACCAAATCGCTACGTGCGGGACGTGCGGTCGCTCGACATGCCCAGATCATAGGGTCAACGACCACGCCTCACGCTGCAATGACTGCGCGGTAGCGTTTTACACCATTACGCGAGAGCAGATAGCAGAGCTGCTTTCAAGTCCCGGCGCACCGTTTCAATTGGAGGAATAATGTTCACCCTCACCTATCACCTACACGGCCGGCTGACGATCGAAGTCCTCACCTATTCGCAGGCGCGCCTGCGAATGGCGACGCTCGACGCGCGAGGGATTCCCTCCACGTTAACCCTGAGGTAATGACAATGGCAGCAGGAATGATGCAAAAACCGGGAAGCAAGCTAGGACCGTGCAAGCAATGTAAACATAGAGACTGCCAGCAAACACGCGCGGATGCTGCGGCGTTGTGCACGTTCTGTGACAAACCAATCGGTTATGGCGTTGGTTTCTACCGCTCGCGTGGAGCGCTTGCTCACGCACTGTGTTCTGAGGCGGCCGTCGATCGCAACGATCCGAAGGTAACACTGTTTTTTGGTTGATCTGAAAGGATAAGCGCCATGTATACGCTGAATCGTTACCTCAAGGAAGCGCTAGACCACGGAACCCTGGATTTTATGGGCCTGACGTTTGCCACCGACTACGCGGAACCTGGCTATACGGCCGGCGAAAAAGGCGTCGCGTTTGGCAACTGGAACGATCGAACGCGCTGGAACCCTGAGACACAGCGATCGGAGCCTGTCAACGGGAAACTGGGCCCAAAAGGGTCCACAGTCCCCTCGAGGTTGGGCAAGGTCCTCGAGGCCGCGGGCTATGAGATTGAATGGAGCGACGAATGGACCACGTGCGAGGACTGTAATCGCGCGATCCGCACGTCAGCGGATTCCTACGGATGGCGCGCGTCCTACGTGATGATTGATGACTGCGCGATCGTGTGCGAGGACTGCGCAGTCAAAGATCCCGATACCCTGCTCGAGCAATACGTCAACGATCCGCATCGCGCGATGACCTTCGATTTCGATTTCGAGGGGAACGGCTGGAAGAAATGGAACTCGGAGCGATTTGAAAACGGGTTTCACCCTGGACAGACGGACGATCCGCGCACGATTGCGAAAGAGGTTGAGGCGGACGGGTATCCGGAGTGGGTCTTCCATATTCCAGCCGTGGGGCAATTTGACATCCATTTCAACGTTTACGTGAAGGTCCGGCCAGCGCTCGAAGTGCTCGACCGCGCGATCGATCGCTTCGATCACACGGGTGAGGACCTGAACCTGGACCTGTATGGGGCGCGCGAAATCCTGGCAGCCTGCCGGGATCATCTGGCCGGGTGCGATTACGTGAAGACCGATCGCCAACTACGCGCAGTGATCTCGGATCTGCTGTTGGACCTCGAGGCCGGCCGTCGCTGAAGTCCTTGCACACGATCCACAACCCCTCGGGGTTGTGGATCGAATGGAGGGATCAGCCCTACCACTGAAAGGAGCAATGCGCCATGCGAACGCAACAAGATCACAAGGTCCGCGCGGTCAGCCTCGCCAACTTAGAGGCTATGTGCAATCGAGCCTCCGGCATGTGTCATCGGTTCTCCGTGTCCAAGGTGTCCCGATCGCGCGTGCACGTGGACTACTCGAACCCTGACGAATACGGGCACGAACGGCCGATTACCGCGGTCTTTCCCTGCATTCCAAACGATTTCGAGCCTGAGAACCCGATCGTCCTGATCGGCGCAATGCTGCGCACGATTGGCGGTGATGGTGATCCGGATTACGACTATCAGCAGTTCGATCCGATCGTCAGCGGGTCGGCGCTCTACCGCTCGAGGACAGACTGGCGGACCAGACAAGAGATCAGCGGCGATCGGTATCTCTGCCCCGATAACGTGGAGCGAACGGTCGATTGGAACCACTCTTACACCGACGATCGGATGGCTGCCTTCAATGTGACGGCTGAAGTAAAGCCTCCGGATTATTGGGATCAGATTGGCGCGCGTCGCGTGTTTGTCTTCTTCCCCTGGTCGGATCTGACGCCCGTTCGCGCGGAGGTTCAATCATGACACCCCGCTTTTATCGCGCGGAGGGGCCTGTCCGATCGCTCCTGGTCCCGTGTCGGTTCGTCTGTTTTGCGAATCGTGAGATCACGACGGGGAAAGGCAAACGCACCAGGACGCGCGTGCAATGTGTCGCGTGGGAGGCCTGGAACCCCGATCCCACCCTCGAGGCCCACATGGCACGGCTGCCGGGATCGGGATCGTTCTACTGGTTGAATGCCATTCGCGTCCTGGTGGCGGCAAAGGCGGCAATGCGCGCCGATCCCAGCATTCACCAGATCAAGCTTGAAACGATTTCAGGACAGGAGATTGGCCGGTTGTATCGCTGAAGTCCTTGCACACGACAGACGAGCCTCGAGGCTCGTCTGTCGAATGGAGGGATCAGCCCTTCGACACAAAGGAGCAGCAGATGGCAAGCGAACACGAAAACCTGCACGAGTTCTACGCGGCCACGAAGGCACAGCAGCCGGCAGAGGCCTGCCGGATCGCCTACACGATCGAGCTGACTGCGGACGAATACCGCTCAGCCGAATACATGAGTGCTCGAGGGTATCTCGGCTGCGTCACGGAGCACGCCACGGAAACCGAGGATCGGGACGATGGATCCGTGGTTCTCAAGTTCACGGAGTCCGATGCCTGGAACGTGCAGCAGGTGTGTGAAGACGACGAGCACGCGGTGTGGAGCCTCACTACCCCGTCCACGTCCCTCGGACAGAAGTTCCAAGCGTTCCTCGATCAAATTGTCTGAGGGGTTGACAGAAAGCCTGTCGTTTGCTATATTGCCTGTTAGAGACGACGGAGCAAGGCACAGCAGGAGGCCGGCATGGTTGAAACACTCCCCGTGATCTTTCGCGCTGGCAAGGAACACGGCCAGATCTGGATTACGGCCGTCTTCCCCACATTGCAGGGGACCGATGATCGGAACACGTTCACGATCTACCAGCACATAGGGCAGCATGGGGCCGGCCGCTACGAGTGGTATCGCCGGACCCGGCCGGCGCGCCCCTCGGAGTATGCGGATTTGCTCAAGGAACTGCGCGGGATCTACGAAACGCCGGGACCAGGAGACACGCCAGCGATCCGCCTCGAGGTTCGACAGCGCATGCACGCGAGTTACCGCCGACAGCGAAGCTGAAAGGAGGCCGAAACCCTCGAGCAGTCCTCGAGGGTCCGCACGTGAAGCGTGCGCTGATGAGGCTACACAATGAAAACAGGTTACACGCGACTCAGGAAACGTGACTGGTATGTGCAGGGTGGGTTCAGCAATCCGCGCCTCTTTCGCCGGATGCGCGGCGGCGTGTGGCACTACTACCGGCTGACCTACTACTAGAGAGAGAGGGCGCAATCCCGCGCCGGCAGTCCGGCCCGAATGGGCTGAGGTGACGCCATGAAGAAAACAGACAAAGACAAGCAGGACGCGATCGATCAACTGCGGGAATGGCTGAAGCCCGGGGATACGGTCTATACGATCCTCGAGCACGTGTCCCGGTCCGGCATGAGTCGCACGATCCGCGTAGTCGTGCCTTACGTGAGGGACGACGGCAGGATCGATCACTTGCACCCCAATTACAGCGTAGCGAAGGCGATCGGCGCGCGGCGCAAGGGCGACGGGATCGTCATGGGCGGCTGCGGGATGGATATGGGCTTCGCCCTGGTCTATGAGCTGTCCTCCGTGCTCTATGGGCATCTCCGTTGCGAGGCCTGCGGCAAGTATCCCAGCGGGGAATACCGGACGATCATCGATGCAATGATTACCTCGTCGCGTGGCGCGGATCTCGTGATCACGTGCGAACACTGTCAGGAGCGGCTGTCCGGCGGCTATCAATGCCTCGGCAAAGGCAAGTGCCCCTCGAACTATCACGTCAACCATCGGGATACGATCCAGTGCCCCGGAACCGAGGTGTATAACCCGGACGGGCCCAACACCGGCCATCGCTGTTACTGGCAGCGGGGGATCGGGTGGGTCATTCCGAGTGATGAAACGGATCCGGCGCGTTTGGTCAATCCCGATCCGAGTGATGAGGCTTGGATCCGGATCTGTCCGACGTGCAACGGCACGGGCCGGATTCCCAACCCCGAAGGCCCGGAGCGGTTCGATTTGCTCCACACGGACGGATACGCGCTCCGTCATAGGTGGCTGTAATGTATCGCGTAAATTGGGACAACTGCGCGCATGCGTGCGGCACCTTTCCGGATCGGTTTGCTACGTATGAGGAGGCAGACGCCTACGGGCGCGCCTGGCAGGCTGAGATGGAAGCCGTCGATCCGGTTGATCCGGTTGAGGACGGCTACTCCTACGAAGTGATCGAGGAGCCGGAGCCATGATCAAAGCTACAGACGCCGCCGTGCAACTGTGGATTAACCGGTATGGGCCGCCGTGGGCGGCCCGCCCGGTATCGATTCACGAGATCATCAACCAGAATGCCGACTGCCCGAAACGGCGCGGCAAAGAGCTGGAGCGGGCGACCGCCCTGGCGTCGATGCGCGCGTGGGTCCGGTCGGACCTGCGGCGAGGGGATTCGGCAGCGGGATCGTTGCATCGTCTGCTCGTGGTGCTCGATCCGTGCAGCCGGCGCGCCAGCATCGCGCGACGCTGGCTCCGGAGACTCGAGGGAGCCTAGACCATGCTGAAAACAACGATCCGGAAAATCACGAACCTGCGGAATCCGGGGAAGCCCTGGTCGCTGCAATGGCAAACGGAGAACATGCCCGCGCCCGCGTTCTGGTATTTCGCCACGGAGGACGAAGCGCAGCAGGAAGAACGAAACCTGCACACGCAGCGGCGTTCACAAAAGGATCTCCGATGAGCGAGCCCACGATCCACTTTGCGCGGCGAAGCGATGCCGCAGAGCGCGTCGAAATGGGGCCGGCGTGGTGCAACGCCGGCCGCGCCTCGCGCACGGAGTTTGAACAATACGTGACCGCGATCTTCGATCACGTCACGTGCAAGAACTGTCTCCGGAGCGCGCGGGCCTACCTGGAGCGCGTCGATCCGAGCCCTGTGGGTTGGGAGGAAGGTTAATGGAGATCGCTCTACTCTGCGCGGCGGCCGCGCTCGTCGTTGGCGTGTTGGCGTTTGCATGGGGAGATAGATAATGCATCTCACCTGGTCCTACGTCGAAGCGGGCGGTTATGACTGCATGACGGACGCGCTCTATGTGGTCGATCTCGAGCGGAAGAACCCGCAGATCCCGATCGCGGTGATGGATCTGGCGAACTACGGTCAGGAGAACAACGAACCCGCGCACCAGGACAGCGTGCGCGCGGCGGAGCGCTACGTGAAAATGTTCGTGCACGCGCCGGCCATGTGCCAGCTCTTGAAAGACCTTCAGCCGGACGCGACGCCGGAGCGCGCAGCGGAGATTCAACGGTTAGTTGATGCAGTGAGGGTGCCATGAAAATCCAGACACGTCTCGTGCGTCCGCACGGATCGAACGCGGGCGCGTTCTACGTCACCGACCTGACGGACCGGACGCCGGGGGTGATTGCTGCGGGCTTGGCGGAACAGCACGCGCGGGAGCTGGCCGCCGCGCCGGCGCTGCTCAAGTTGCTGATCAAGGCCGCGCCGTTCTGCCCGGTCACGGTGCAGGACGAGATCGCCATGCTGCGCGCGTTAATGGGGTTGTGCGAGCGGTGCCACGGAAACGGCTGCTGCCATTGTCAAGGAGACTGATGTGCGACAAACCCTCGAGCAGTCGATCCTGCGTCGCGTCCGCCGCTACAGCCCGGACGAAGATCCCTGCACGTGCACGGACCAGGGCCCGCGGTGCCCCGCGTGTCAGCGCACGAAGGCTCACGTCAGCAAGCTCTATCCGTGCGAGCTGTCGGACAGCACCCTCGAGGAGCTGACGAAGCCGGGGGTGTCCTGATGGGCGGCACGTCACCAGTCTGCCCGTTCTGCCGCAAGCTCTGCGCGGCGGGCGGGGTCAAGGATCACGTCAAGGTGAAGCACCCGGAGCAGTATACGAAGTGGGTCAAGCTCGGCCAACTGCCGTATTGGCACTACGACGAGGACGGGGAGCTGAAGTTCTGATAGAGGGAACCATGACGATCGTAATCACGCTGCACACGCACGAGGACGAGGCTGCCCGACAAGAGGGGAGTCTGTTTGAGACGGCGCGTCTTCTTGAGTTGGTCACGGACCGACTGCTCGCCGGGAGTTGGCCGATGAACGGGCCGGTCTATGACGCGGGTGGGAACCAGTGCGGCACGGTCACGGTGCATGTCACGCCAGCGTCCTAATCGTCGCTGGCATTTCGTGCCGAAGCGCTGCCGATGGTGCCTGCGGTGGTTTGGCACCTTCCGCGGCATGGAGGACCACGTGAAGGCGAAACATCCGGAGAAGACGTGGCAGGGGTTCTGCAAATCGTGGTGGACGTGGTGAAGGAGGACGTGTGTTGAAACGAATGGTGATAGGTGCCGTGGTGCTTGGCGCGTTAGCCGTGCCAGCGAGCGCGCAGTTCCCGAACTGGCTGTGGAACGGGCACATGGATTACCCGCTGCCGGCGAGCCCGTGTCCGTTCAACGTGGACATCGTGCACACGCAGGGCATCGTGCACCAGGGGCAGTTCTGGACGCTCACCACCTGCGCGGACAATACCGTGTGGATGCGGCAGTTCACCGCCCCGCTGCCGGGTCCGCCGCCCGTGCCGGAGCAGTGGAACGCTGACGCCTCGAGCATCACCTGCCCCGGGCCGCACAGTGCGTGCGCCCTGCTCCCGGCCGGCACGTATGACCGCGTGTGGGCGAACGGGATCGGGCGATGACGTTGGAAATCTGCGACGGCCACGACGTTGGCAATCGTCCGTTGTCGTGCATCAATTGCGCGCGTGCGCTCGGACGCAAGGAAGGCGAGGAACGGGCGCTCCTCTCCGCGCCCCCTCCCCCGCCGTCAGCCGAGGGGCTGCGGACGCTGGTGCAACACGTCAGGCATTTCCTAGGGCCTGATTGGGGCGAGCCTACAGAGCCACATCATCAGGAGTCGTTTCTGGTGATGGCGATCAACCATCTGGCCGGTTCACGCGACAGCTTTAGAGCTGCATGGGAGGCCGAGGAAGCGAAACGCAAGGAACTGGAATCCCTGCTCGGGCAGGCCGAGGCCGACATCCACGCTCAGGGTTGCGCTGGAGGACCGATGATGAATACCTATCGTCTCGTGGTGTTGGCGCTTCTCGCGTCCATCAAAGCGGATACGGCGGACATCGCTTGGATTCAAGCTGCATACTCAGTCGTGACGATCATCATCTGGATGGCTGTGATAGTGGAGTTCATAAGGACGACGTGGAAGCGAAAGGAACCGCGATGACGTCCGAGGACGCCGACGATTATGCGTGGGCGTTGGATCGCGTGACTCGCATGTGCGCGGCGAATGAAGTCAACGCCCAAGTCTACGGCGTGAAGTTGTTGAAGGGCCAAGGCTACCCGAATGAGACGTTTAGCTATGCCCAAGACTATCAGGCCCTGTCAATCGTCCTGTCTGCGCTCCAGCAGGCCGACCAGGAGCGGGACCAGCTCCGCGCCGAACTGGCAGCGGCGAGGGAGGCGTGTCCGGTTTCGCGGATGGATCGTTTCGCGGATGCGTCACTGCTCGCCGTAGTCAATGAACAGGTGTTTCAGTTGTTCCGGAGGATGCAATCCCGGGCACCGGAGGACCGATGACTGTCGCGACGTTACTTGTGGTGTGTCTGACAACCCACCTTGCCGCCGTTGCGGTTGGCATCACAATCGGCCGGCGGTTGTGGAGATGGTGGGAATCGAGAGCGTGAACGGCGGCATGTCGCCGTCGTAGTGTGAAGGAGTGTGTATGCGACGAAAACTTCGAGCAACGCTGATCGTCTGTCTGCTCGGCCTGACGACAACCGTCTCAGCGTTCGTGTTGTCCGGTCACAGTTGGGGCACGACCGAGGTGCCCTACTACGTGAACGCCACGAACCAGGACGGGGTGTCACAGACCGCGGTCCTGGCGGCGGTGCAGGCCGCTGCCGCGGAATGGAACGCCACCTCGGACGTGCAGCTCGTCTACGCCGGGCTGACCACGACGACCGGGTTCACGCTCAACGGCAAGAACGAGATCGTGTTCGTGCCGGGCTCGAGCCCGACGACGGCGCACGCCATTGCCAAGAAATACGTCGACAGTGAGGGCCGCATCTTCGAGGCGGACATCAACCTCTATGACGTCGGCGTGAACTGGTTCGGCGGCAGCACGGGCTGCTCGAGCGGCTACTACATTCAGGACGTGGTGACGCACGAGCTGGGACACCTGTTCGGGATCAGCCACTCGAATGTCAACGAGGCCACCATGTGGGGCAGCTCGGGCTTCTGCGCGACGTGGAAGCGCACGCTCCACGCCGACGACATTGCGGCAATGGCGGAAATGTATAGCGCGGCCCCGCCGCCGCAGGGCGACACCTACGTGACGGTGCCGGCCTCGGTGCCCGACACGAGCCTCATTTGCATCGAAGGCGCCAACAGCCAGTCCGGGTGCATCAGCGCCGGCGCGCTGCGCGAACAGTTGTTTGGACCCAACGAGCCGCCACCCACGGGCCCGACGCTCGCGATCACGGCCTGGCTCCTTGGCACCGATGGGAAGTGGCGCGTGCAGTTCGATTGGGGGAACATCACTTCGACCAACGTCTACATCTACAAGAACGGCGTCCAGTGGAAGAACGTCGCGGCGACGCAGGACGTGGGTGTGTATTACAGCACGGGGAGCACGAGCCCGGGGCCCTACACGTTCAAGGTCTGCGAAGCCGGCACGACGATCTGTTCGCCCGACGTCACGGGCAGCGGCAGCTAACGTTCAACGCAAGTCTGGAGGATCACGATGTTCACTAGAATGAGCCGCCTCACGAGGGTGGTCACGATCATCGGCGTGGTTGTCGTCAGTCTCCTCGCGTATGAGCACGTCTCCGCGCAGTCCGGGTGTTCTGGCTGCACGGCCCAATCGGCGGACCACTCCAATGCGGGCATGTTCCGGCTGACCGCCTCGACCACGCGCGGCGCGGGGTTCACGGATTGGCTGCGCGTGATCGCCTATATCGTGGACCTGCCGACGCACTGCCCGCAGGGGCAGGCGACGACGGGCGCGTGCCTAGACGACGCGATTACCGGGAATGCTGTTGTCACCGCGGCGTCGCCCGGGTGCGGCATGTGGGCCGGGATTTCCCACCACGGCTACCGGATCGGGGGGACCGGCTACGCGATTCAGGAGAATCGCGAGACGGAACTTTACGCGGGCCCGTGCGAGACGCCGCCCGACGAGTGCGGAGAAGACGAGTATTGGGACGGGGAGCGGTGTATTCCGATCTACTGCCCGATCATCATCAACACGGATCAGGACCAGAAGTATAAGCTCACGTCGGCGGATAAGGGTGTGCTGTTCGACATCGACGGCGACGGCGACCTCGATCAGGTCGCCTGGACCGAACTGGGATCGTCCACAGCGTTCCTTGCGCGCGACGTGAACGGCGACGGACAAATCACCAGCGGCAAGGAGCTGTTCGGCAACTACACGGTCGAGGGGCAACAGAACGGCTTCGACGCGCTCCTCGCGGTGGCGACGCGCGTCGACGGTCGGGCGCGACCCCTGCTCAATTCCACCAGTGCGCTGTTCAATCAACTGCTGCTGTGGCGGGACGTGAACCACAATGGCATCAGTGAGGCGGACGAACTGACGCCAGCCGGCGAGGAGATTTACGGGATCGCGATGGCGTATCAGCAGCACTTCCGCAAGGACGGTTTCGGCAACGAGTATCGGTATCGCGGGTGGGTCTACACCGTTGGACCCGGCGGCAATCCGATGCACAACCCGGACGCCGCAAAGGCGCGGCGCCGGTTCGTCTTCGACGTCAACCTCGCGGGAGGCGGACAGTAACCCTTCAACCCGTGGCCGGGGCCTCGAGCCTCGGCCACGGCACAGTCAATGCAGAGTAGGGTCCCCATGAGTGATGAACTGGTCAACCTGAAAGAAGCCGCCGCGATCCTGCGGTCGACGCCGCGGACGGTCAACAAGCTGATTGCCGAGGGCAAGCTGCCGGCGTCGCGGATCTCGGACCGCGTGGTGCGGATCCGGAAGGCGGACGTCGAAGCGCTGCTGCCGAAGAAGGCGTCATGAACATGCTCGGCCAGATCCGCCAGCAACAAGCCTGTCGCGCGGCGGCCGATATGCCGAAGGGCACCATCGTCACGCTGCTCAAGCGGCCACGCTTCGGCGTGCGGCCGATTCGACGCAACAAGGAGCGTGTGCACGGGGTTACGACTCACGACGTGATCAAAGGCTCGATCGTGTGGGTCACGTTCTTCGGACCAGGCTCAGCGAGGATCGCATGACCGAACCCACTCTCCTCGAGGCCGTCGAAGCGCAGTTCGCGTTGCAGGATCTCCTGCGCACCGACGAGCGCGCGGCCAAGCGCCAGATCAGTGACGCCTTTCACGCGGCCACGGGCTACTACGCGCCGGGCTGGGAGCTGATTGACTACAGCCACCAGACGCGCCTGAAGCGCGACGCAGCCTTCGCGGCGTGGCTCGGTGAGCGCAAGGCGCAGAACCAGGCGGAGCTGCGGGCCCTGGTCGCGGCGCACCGGATGCTGGTCGAGCGGATGCAACCGCTGGTCGACGCGATCGAGGAAGCCTACAACTACCTGAACGGACCTTCATGCGGATCGCATTGCAACTGCCTCCTGCACCGCATGGAGAGCGTCCTCGGCAAACCCGATTCGCGCGGCACGGCGCCGGAGACTTACTGATGATCGGCCTCCTCTGCCTGTTCGGCGGCTGGGTCCTGCTCCTCGCCACCATCCTTCTCATGTGGTGGGATGCGTGGCGGGATCGGGACTGGTCGCTCCTCGGCGCCGTCACCCTCCTGCTGCTGTCCGTTCTCGGTGGCACCCTCGGCTGGTTCCCGACCATCCGATGACTCCGAAACTGTGGAAGGTCCACCTTGAGTCCGCGGATGGTTCCCGCCGAATCATCTACACGCGCTACCTCGGACGCTTCCTTCAGGATTGGCAGACCGGGCGCTTGTATGAATACATCGCGATCGATCTCCATGCTGGCGAGGCCACGGCACGGTCCTTGATGGGACCGAGCCATGCGAAAATTGCTCGTTCCCCTGCTCCTGTTGCGCCTCTCCGTCCCCGCTGAGGGGCTGACCCGACTCGACATCCCCAACTGCGTCGGCGCCGACAACAACGTCGCCGGTGGTTACGTGGCCTCCGTCCGAGACAGCCATCTCGAGACGCACGCCGGGCGGATTGAGCTGCCGCCGGGCGGCAACTTCCTCTACCCCACCATCGCGCGGGACTCCACCCGCTTCGCTGGCCTCGGGAACCTGAACGATCGGGTCTACGAGTCCGCCGGCGGATGGCAGGATCACGGCCTCGGGTTCGGCGTCAACCCGGTCATCTACGACGTGCGCGACGTGCTCCGGATCGTGTGGGGCCCGGGCACGCCGACCGGGAGCCAGGGCTGGCGCTACCTGGCCGACAACGGGAACCTCGTCACCGGTGACGAGTCCTACGCCGACCCGGCGCGCCACCTGTGGGAATACACGGACCGCGGCGACATCTCCTGCGGCCAGGGCGGCGACGAGAACGGGCTCCCGTGCCTCGTGCGCGGCCGGCGCGTGCAGGTCGAGCCCGGTATCGTGCGGTGGGTGGACTTCGATCGCGAGGGCGACACGCTGGCGCTGGCGTGGGTGCGGTTCGACACGGCCTCGTGCGGGCTGCTGTGGCTGACGGTCGCCGAACTCGAGGCGCTGCCGACGTTCACGGTGCCCGGCGGCACGACCCCGCCGCCCCCGCCACCTCCCCCGCCGCCGCCCCCGCCCCCGCCCCCGGTGCAGGAGCCGGCGAGCTTGCTTGACACGGTGCGCGCGGTGCGCGCCCGGGTGGACGGCCAGCCGACGAACCCGCAGCTCGCGGCCATGCTGAACGAGATCGCCTGGCTCCATCGGGCCGAGGGGTGGGGCTTGTCGAAGAAGCCGGGTGGGCACAATTGCCCGACGCCGCCGCCGGCCGCGGTCCTGATTGCCTGTGACATCCTCCACCACAAGCCGACGAACCTCCTCTACGACGTCTTCGGGAGCGTGGAGGCCGGCGCGACGCCGCAGTGGGGAAGCGTCGGACCCCCGCTGACGCCGGACCGGGAGTGGCTGGCACCCATCGCCCCCTCGGGCACGGAGCCTGAGCCGCCGCCCCCAACCGATGACCTGAAGCTCGTGGTCGCGGTGCTCCAGGCCCGGGTCCTGGCCCTCGAGGAGACGGTGCGAAGGGTCGACGACACCTTGGTGTCGATGGGGCAGCGCGTAGGCGCCCTGGAGAACGGCGTGCCCGAGGACCGGGTGTCAGCCCTGATCGACCAGGCGATCGCCTCGCTCCGGGTCACGGGACGCACGGAGCGGGCCTTCTTCGGACATTCTCACCAGGTCGAACTGAAGGTCGTGCGGTGAACAACACGTTCTGGCGGGACCGACATCAGCGCTTCTTCCTCGAGACACCCCGCCGAATGCGTCGGACGGTCCGGGTCGCCGAGTCTCCACTCGGCGGCCCGAACTTAATCATGCGCGCGATATACGAGGCGACGTCCCGGCGCCCGCTCCAGAGGTGGTGGGCGTGGGTGTCACCGCGCTGCAAGGCTTGGTTCGCCCGCTTTTGAGAGTGCTCGCAGATACGGCGGGCCAGTTTCCAACAGCTTTCGCTCCTTTTCAGATACATGCACGGTCCTCACGAAGTGGCGCTGCCGGAGGACTTGCACAGCCCACCGAAGGGTATTGCGATCCATCTGCGGGAGCCGCGTATACAGCTCCGGGGTTGTCGCCGGCGCCACGGCCAGTGCCGTGTAGACCTGCTGCAAGGACGGTCCGAGTCGTGCAGGACGGACCTTCGTCACCGTGTAACGCACGCGAGGCGAGGGCTCCGGCACCGGGTCGGTGCGACGGACGTAGGGCGCGATCTGATCGACCAGGCCGGACAGCACGAGCGTCGTGGTGTCGAGGCGAGGTTGACGTCGCTGCTCACGCGCCAGGTAGCCAAGCGCCAGCATCTTGCGAGGCTGTCGCACGGCGGAGTGGAGGAGGGAGTCGCGAAGTTGCTCGCGAACGGTGGGATTGCGGACTGCCGCAGCAAGTCCGTCAGGCGTGACGTAAAAGTTCAGCATGCCTGAAAAGGGAAGCAAACACCGCTCCAAATTGTCCACACCCGAAACACTAAACATTTTCGTGGTCGCGATTACAGACCTGTATGAAAAGTTCACAAATGGCCCTGCCAATTCGACACAGTGTGAAACCCGGATGGTCGCCTGATACTCCCCCCGACCTCGCCAACCATAGCACAATCTACTTGGATGCGGAAACCAACGGGGTGAAGTGGGCCGAAGGGGCGCGGCCGGTCGGGTGGGCGGTGCGCGCCGGCGGCGTGTCCCACTACCTCCCCTTCGGACACCGCGGCGGCGGGAACCTGTCCGAGGAGACGGTGAAGGAGTGGGCGCGACGCGAGCTGCGCGGCAAACAGATCATCAACCACTCGACGAAGTTCGACATGCTCATGGCGCGGGCGTGGGGCGTCGACCTCGAGGCGCAGGGCTGCACGTTCCGTGACGTCGCACACTCCGCGGCGCTGCTCGACGATCATCGGAAGGACTTTGGGCTCGACGCACTCGGGCGTGACTACCTCGGACTCGGGAAGTTGGACGCCGGGCCGAAGAAGGACCTGGCGGAGCTGCCGGCGTGGGACGTGTCGGAGTATGCGAAGCGGGACGTCGATCTGGTCGATCAGCTCTACGCCACGCTGGCCCCGGAACTGTCTGCGCAGCAGCTCGATGTCGTGCAGCAGCTCGAGGACGACGTGCTACCGGCCGTCGTCGAAATGGAATGGAACGGAATGCCGCTCGACGTCTATCTCTGCGACGCATGGGAACGAGAGAGCAAAAGGCTCCTCGAGAAGATGCGGTGGGAGGTGGCGAAGCGCCTCGGGTTCAGTCCAAATCCGGACTCGCCCAAGGACATGGTAAAGGTGTTCCACCACTTCCGCATTGGGGTCCTGTTCACGGCCAACGGCACACCGTCCTTCACCAAGGACATCATGAAGGCCGCCGCGGCGCAGGACGACAGCGGCACCATTCAGCTCCTCTACGAGATCGGCAAGCTCGTGGATCTACGCTCGAAATACCTCGAGAAGTATCTCCGCGAGCACGTCAACGGGATCATCCACGGGAACCTCTGGCAGCTCATGACGGACGACGGCGGCACGGTGTCCGGCCGCTTCAGCATGTCGAACCCGAACCTCCAGCAGGTGATGGGGATCGACAAGCACCTCCGCGAATACGGGTTCATTCCCGCGCGCCTCGTCCAGTTCCTCGGCTACACGTGGGACCAGTTCAAGTTCAAGGTGATCAAAGGCGAGAAGGTCCCCTACGCCTGGTATGTGAAGGAGCTGTTCCGGAACCCGGACGGCGCCCTCTGGCTGGCCGCCGACGCGAAGCAGATCGAGTATCGGATCTTCGGCCACTACTCCGAGTCCGAGAACATCATTGGCCGCTACCGCGCCGACCCGGAGACGGACTTCCACAACATCGTCCAGGCCATGATCCTCCCGGTTCGCCCGGACATCAACCGAACCGAGACGAAGACAGCGAACTTCCTGAAGATTTTCGGCGGCGGGAACGGCGCACTTGCGCGCAACCTGAACATCGACGACGCTCTCGCGGCGGAGATCAACGCCGCCTACGACGAGGCCTTTCCCGAGGCCAAGGCGTTGCTTCAGCGTGTAATGGGCGTCGCCGAATCGCGCGGGTGGGTGAAGACCATCCTCGGGCGCCGGTGCCGGTTCCCGCTGGTGAAGGTGCAGGGCCGCGGCGGCAATACGTGGCGGGAGCGGGAGCGCACGCACAAGGGCCTGAACGGCGTCGTCCAAGGCAGTGCGGCCGACGTCAACAAGCGCATCATTGTCGAGGTCCATCGCGCCCGCAAGCACCTCGAGGTGACACCGCGCGTGACGGTGCACGACGAGTGGAGCGGTGGGCTCCACAACCCCGCGAAGGAATCCACGGTCCGAGATTTGCTGAACACCCAATACATCCCCTTCAAGATCCCGATCCTGTGGGACGTGAAGACCGGTCGCACGTGGGGCGACTGCAAATAATTATTGACGGGCTCGTAGCCCGTCTGTAGACTCTGGAGCATTCCGTGAAGAAACCGAGAAAGCCGGTGATGGTGCGTGACCCGGAGGCGATCCTCTACGGGCAGGTAGTGCGGGCGATCAATGGGTATGATCGGCGCACCTGCTACAGCCGCGATGGGGTTACCCGCGTGATGGCCGCAGTCGCGGATCGCTTTGGAGTGAAGCTCGCCAAGATCGTGCGAGTCGTCGGCGAGTTCTAAGGCCACGGCACGGTCCATGCTTCCGTTCGGGGAACCAGAACCATCATCAACCATCGTGCGAGAGGGCCTGTGTGCGCATCCCGCGTGCCCGGCTCTCGCGCCGTGCCCTGTTCATGAGAGGCCCCGTGGCAACCGAAAGCGAACTGACTGGCAAAGTCCTCCGCGCTATCAAGCAGCGTTTCCCTGGCAGCTTTGCGATCAAGATCAACGACCGGACGACGGCCGGGATTCCTGACGCCATCCTCGTCGTGCAGGGCTTCGTGTTCTTCGTCGAGTTCAAGAAGATGGAACGCGGCGAGTCGGCTGGCGACCTGTGGGCCAAGGTGTCGGCCATTCAGCGTGCGATGATGGCGCAACTCGTGCGCGCCGGGGCGCGCGTGTTGCTCGTTGGCCTGCGCAACGTGAAGGAGCACGTGGTGTGGGACATTGACGACGCCGGCGGGGCGACACCGCTGCTGCTTGGTTTCGATAACCTCCTCGAGCTGCTGGACGAGGCCACCCGCTAGTGGCCTGCTACGCCGTCTCCCTCAACCGCCGCACCGTCTCCGGCGCCATGAACCCGCGGTGGAAGGGGCACACCCGCCTCCATCGTGACGACGTGAAGGACATTCGCCAGTGGGTCCGGAGCGAAGGCTTCGGGATGGCGCTGGTCGACCAGGTGGCCGCGCTGCAAGAGGCGTATCCGCTGAATGCACGCACCCTCGAGGACGTGATCCGGAATCAGTCGTGGTTCGACGCCACGTATGACCGCACGGTCCCCCTTTTGCTAGAAGAACCATCGTCCCCCATCGTCCACTCCGGACCGATGTTGTATCTGATTCTGTTGGCGCTGCTAATACGCGGCGCACTCGGAGGCACCCCTCGTGGAACTGCTCGAAGCCGTCCTTGATCTCGACCGTCGCCTCGTGGCGATCGATCTGGAAACCACCTCCGCGGCGCCCTCGCAGGCGCGTATCGTGGAGATCGCCGTCATCGCCATCGACCCGGCGCGGTATGAACGAGCCCCTGGCGACGCTGCGGAATTGCTCGTGCCCGCCAAGCGCACCGAATGGTGGACGCTGGTCAACCCCGGCGTGAGCATCCCCGCCGAGGCGACCGAGAAGCACGGGATCAAAGATGAGCATGTGCTCGACAAGCCCCGCTTCGAGGCGCTGGCGCCGCGGCTGGCCGCCGCGCTCACCGGTGTCGACTTCCTCGGCTACAACGTGCGCTACGACCTCGAGGTTCTGGCGTGCGAGTTCGAGCGGGTCAAGCAGCCGTGGGCCCCGGGCGATGGGCGCGCGATCGATCCGCTCCGGTTGTGGCAGGTGCAGTCGCCACGCACGCTGTCCGACGCGCACCAGGAGTTCGTCGGCACGCCCCTCGAGGACGCGCACTCCGGACAGAACGACATTGCCGGCACGCTGCGCGTGCTGGTCGGGCAGCTCGCGCGGTGGCCGCAGCTCCCGCACACGGTCGCCGGGCTCGACGCGCTGCTCAATCCGAAGAACCCGAACCACGTGGACCCGGGTGGCCGGATCGTGTGGCGCGATGGCGTGGCCGTCATGAACATCGGCAAGCACAACGGCCTGCCGCTCAGCAAGGTGCCTCGGTCCTATCTCGAGTGGGCGCTCGGCGCCGACTTCCCGCTGGCCGTGAAGGCCATCTTCCGTGACGCCCTGGCCGGCAAGTATCCGCAGAGGACCGCATGACACACCGCGAAGCTCGCGCCTCCCTCGGCTCCCGCACCGTGCGGCGGGCCGGCACGAAGACGAAGGTCATCCCCGGCGGCTCGCAGAAGAAGCCGCCGAAGTATCGCTTCGCGCGTGTCGGCCGCAACCGCACGCGGCCCGCGATCCTGGTCGCGCGGAAGGTGCGCAATGGCTGAAGCCTTCGTCGCCCTGTGGGTCTTCGGCATCGTGTTCTCCTGGCTCCTCGTGCGGGGAGGGCAGCGATGAAGAAGCCGGTCAAGACGCTCGACTGCAACACGAAGTTGCGCGACGAGATGGTCGAGGCGCTGCTCACGGTGATTAGCCACTACGAGGACCACCGTAAGGTGTCCAACTCGGACATCACGAGCGCCTGTCTCCTGATGACGCGCCGCGTGTTCGCGGTGGCGGTCAAAAACTCGAAGACCAAAGAAGGGCGCGTCCACAACAAACGCATCCTCGCGCAGTCCCTCGCCAAGGCGGCGATGGAGCTATGTCCGGAGGCGGTGCACTGATGATCTACCACACGATCGTCGCCGACCCGCCGTGGCAGTATCGCAACAAGCTCGACATGAGCGATGGCGTCGAGCGGTCCGCGATGTCGCAATACAGCACCATGACGCTGCCGGATATTCAGAATTTTCTGACGTTTTCGCTCGTGACAACCATTCTCCGAGAAGGGTATCCAGTGTCGCCGTATTACGAGGACCGCTGGACGGATGCTCGAATTGCGGACGTCATTGCTCCGGACGCGCACCTCTGGCTGTGGGTCACGAACCCCTTCCTGATCGACGGCTCCGGCGCCGCGGTCGCGAAGGCGTGGGGCTTCGAGCCCAAGGCCCTCTGCACGTGGGTGAAGGGGCGGCTGACCATCGTGGAGCTGGAGGACGGGACGTTCAAACCGTCCTTCAAGCACCACCTCGGGATGGGCCGCTACGTCCGCGGCTGCACGGAGCACATGCTGTTCTGCGTCCGAGGGAAGGGACAGACCCTCGTGCAGGACAAGGGCGTGCCGAACTACTTCTTCGCCAAACGGACCGAGCACTCGGCCAAGCCGGACGAAGCGTTCGCGCTCGTCCGCCGCGTGAGCCCGGGTCCGTATCTATCGATCTTCGAGCGCACCTGGCGCGAGGGGTTCGACGCGATTGGGAATGAATTGCCGGAGGCCGTATGAAGGAATACCGCGTCGTCGTGTCGCGCACGGAAGTGCGCCAGGTGCAGGCTGAGTCCGAGGATGACGCCGCCGAGCGTGCGAGGAACGAGGACGGCGAACGTCTCTCGGAGCAGGACCTCGAGGTCCTGAGTGTCGAGGAGCTGTGAGCTACACGATCCGCTGGCCGCAGGCGCGGCTTCAGCCCTACGACCATCAGCGCGAAGGGGTGCGGAAGCTCCTCCAGAACCCCGCCTACGCGCTGTTTGATGAGATGGGCGTGGGTAAAAGCAAGCAGGTCGTCGACACCGCGTGCGTGCTCTACGAGCACGGCGAGATCGACACGCTGATCATCGTCTGCCCGGCGTTCGCTCGCTCCGTCTGGTCGAGCCCGGACCCCGTGCTCGGGGAGTTCGCCAAACACGTCTGGAAGTCCATCCCCTACCGGATCGACGAATACTCATCGAAGAACCCGAAGCTTCCGCCACCGGTCGAGATCCTGAAGGTCATCGTCACCAACCCCGAGTTCCTGCGGGTGCTGACGCGCGACCCGCTGCTCAAACAGAAGCGGATCCCGTTCCTCGACAAGACCGTGCACCTCAAGCCGATCGTGGCCTACGCCGCCGCGCGCAAGACGTGGCTCGTGGTCGACGAGTCGTGGATGGTGCAGGCGCCGGACGCCGACCAGACCAAGGCCGTCGAGCGCCTGGCCCGGAAGTGCCTACGGGTGACGCTCCTGAACGGGACGCCCGGGAATCCGTATCAGCTCTACTCGCAGTTCCGGATCCTGAACCCCGACATCTTCGACGACGCGCCCAACGCCTTCACCTTCAAGCGCCGTTACTGTCTGATGGGCGGCTACATGGCGAAGCAGATCGTCGGCTACCAACGTGAGGAGGAGTTTCGACGACGGACCGCGCCGTATGCGGTCCGGAGACTCGCTGCCGAGTGTCTGGATCTCCCGCCCGTGCTCGAGCCGATCACGATCGAGGCCCGACTGACGCCGGCGACCTGGAAAATCTATAAGACCATGCGCGACGAGCTGGTCGTGTGGTTGTCGAAAAGCGAGGCTTCCATCTCGGCACAGGCCGGGGTCCGGACCCTCCGGCTCCGGCAGATCCTCGCTGGGTTCCTCGGCGGCGTGCAGTCGTTCGGGGAGGACCTGTTCCCGTCCGAGCATGAGTGGGCCGGCCATTTCACAGACTGCGCCGCGGCGAAGTGTGTCGACTGCGAGCCTCCGTGTGACTGCACGTGCGAGTCGGTCCGTCGACAGCAAGCGACGCGCGAGATCGGCCGGGAGAAGCTGGACGCCGTGCTCGCGTTCGTTGAGGCACAGGATGTGCAGAAGGGCGTGATCTGGTGCGGGTTTCGGCCGGAGATGGCGCGGATGGCCGAGGCGCTGCGGAAGACCGACCGCACGGTCCACCTCTTGCAGGGACAACAGGACACCGATGAGCGTGAGCAAGCGAAGATGGCGTTCGCGCCTGGCGGCGATCCTGCGCCGGCGTGGCTGGTGGGGCATCCGCAGGCCGGCGGCGCCGGTATCAACCTGGCCGCTGCCAGCCTAGCGATATACGTGACCAACACCTCGAGCCTGCTGCTCCGGCAGCAGTCCGAGAAACGGATCGACCGGCCCGGGCAGACGCAGCGCTGCCGGTTCGTGGACGTGGTAGCCGTGGGCCCGGACGGGCAGAAGACGGTCGACCACGCCATCGCCAAGGCGCTTCGAGCGCGCGAGGAGATCGCGAACTACACCGCGGCCACGTGGCGGCAGATCCTCGAGGAGGAGTAGGTGATTCAGTCGACGCTGGCCGAGTGCATTGTGAACCCGGAGTTCCGGGTGCTTCAGGTGTTCCCGAAGCTCGGGCGCTTGAAGTTGGTCGAGCAACAACTGCTGAACCTTCTCCAGAAGGAGGGGGTGCAGTTCTGGCTCACACGCGCGAGGCACGAGTTTCGGTTCGCGAACGGCTCGACATTCCGCTTGGTGGTGCTGCGTGACCATCTTGATATGCGGCGCCTGCAAGGACTCGAGTATCACATGGTGCAGGGGAGAGCCCCGACCGCTGCCCTTCGCGCAGAGTTGAGAGCACGTCTTCGTCCATATCGAGGAGGCCCACGTGGGACGGGAAGCTAGAGTCAAGAAGGATCGCAGACAAATCCGCAAGGCCCTCGGGCCTGAAGTCGTCGACGGCATCCGCGTCCTCGGCAAGCGGACCGATCTCGCCACGCACGTGCTGACCCGAGGGTTCTTCGGGCGGCTGCGGTGGCTGCTGAGGGGGCGCTGATGGCACGGAATTGGGCGTTCATGCAGGACCGGTTCCCGGTGCTGCCCGAGGAGCCGACCTACGAGGACGTGCTCCAGGCGGTGCGGGATTCGGTCGCCGGCTACGAGCTGCCGGCGCTTGGCGAAGTGCTGACCGGCATCCTCGAGCGCAAGGCGAAGGCCGAGGAGCTGATGGCGGGGATCGAGGCCGAGGAGAAGGGGATCCAGTCCGTCATCATCCGCATGCTCGAGGACCGGGGGCTCACGAGCCTAACCACGAAGAACGGGATGAAGTTCGCCCTCGACCCGCAGGTCGACGCCAAGGTGCCGCAGGATCAGCGCGAGGCGCTGGTGAAGTGGATCGAGGCCAACAGCATGAAGTCGTTACTCTCCGTCCACGGGCAGACGCTCTCGGCCATGTGCCGCCGGCGCCTCGAGGCGGGGGAGGAGCTGCCGGACGGGGTGGAGATGGTGCCCCGGAATCAGCTCAAGGTATCCGGGCGCGCCCGGAAATAGCTACGTCCGGAGACAGGGACGGTCCACTGCGCCGGGCGTGATCGTTGGCAGTGGACGCAGGCGCCTAAGAGCCTGTTGCAACGGGCCCTGTTTTTTGAAACACGAACAAGGAGACTGGAATCATGGCACGAAGCAAAGCAGTAGACGTCGAGACGGTCGAGGGTCCCGCGACCCAGGCCCTCGCGACACAGACGCAAGTGAAGCAGACCGAGCTGGCGGTCTACGAGGGCGCCGACGCGACCGACGCCCGCGGCAAGACGAATATTTCGCGTGAGGACATCCGCCTCCCGCGCCTGGCGATCTGTCAGCAGATGTCGCCGCAGCGTGACGAGAGCAAGCCGCAGTTCATCGAAGGGCTCAAGGAGAAGGAGCTGTTCAACACGCTGACCGAGCAGGTCTACGGGAAGGGCCCCCTCGAGTTCATCGTGCTGCGTCTAGACAAGCGGGCGAACATCACCGACAAGGACGGCAACATCATCGAACGCAGCATCCCGTGGGACGATCCGCGCAACGAGTTCACGCAGGACCCGGAGAACCCCGGCCAGCGGATCCCGCCCGAGGGGACGCGGTTCTATGACTTCATCATCATGCTGGTCGAGACGCGCGAGATCATCGTGCTCAGCATGAAGAAGACGCAGGTCCCGGTCGCCAAGTCCCTCGTCACCTTCATGTCGCTCCGTCCCGGCGCGACATGGGCCGGCAAATACAAGGTGTCGACCGTCACAGACTCCCGCAACAACAAGAACTTCGGCAACTATAAGGTCCTCCCCGGCGGCCCGGTGGACAAGGATCTCTACGAGTATGCCGAGAAGGTCTACGACCTGCTCGCGGCCTCGAACATCAGCGTCGACGACACCGACACCGGTGAGCAGGCGGCCGAGCGCGTCGACGACAACGTGCCCTTCTAACGCAACGGTCGGACGCCGTGCCCGGAATAGGCCGGGCGTTGGCGGTGCCCCCCGACCCAGGAGCCGAGGACCCCCATCCTCGGCTCCGCCTCCCCCATAGGTGCGGACATTGCCGTTGCGACGGGAAGACATCGAAGCGTTGATTGCGGCCGGCTGGTCGCCGGTCCCCATCCTCAAGGGTCGAAAGAACCCCATCGATCCGGACTGGCAGAACAAGACCTACGCCCCTGAGCACTTCCCCGAGGACGCCAACGTCGGCGTCCACTGTGGCGAGAAGTCCGGCTGGCGCGTCGACGTGGACCTGGACGGGAAGGAAGCCATCGCCGTCGCGCGTGAGCTGCTGCCCGATACCGGCCTCGTGCATGGGCGCCCGGGCAAGCCGCTCTCGCACCGGTGGTATCGTGCCGAGAAGGCCGAGACGAAACAGTTCACCGATTTGAACGGCGTCATGCTGGTCGAGCTGCGCTCGAACGGCGGGCAGACCGTTGTGCCCCCGAGCACGCACCAGTCGGGCGAGGCCATCACGTGGGTCGAGCAGCGCTCCCCGCTCACGATTGACGCCCCCGTGCTCCTGCACCACGTGCGCGCGGTCGCCATTGCGGCGCTCCTGGCGCAGAACTGGCCGACTGGCGGACGCCACGCCGCGTCCGGCCCGCTGGCCGGGTTCCTGCTCCGCGTCGGCTTCGAGGAAGCCCTCGTGGTCCGCATCATCGAGCAGGCGGCCCGGGCCGCCGGCGACGACGAGGTGAAGGACCGGGTGCGGGTCGCCGAGGACACGTGCCGGAACCACGCCGCCGGGAAGAAGACGACCGGCGCCCCACGCCTGGCAGAACTGATGCCCCGCGGCGCGGAGATCGTCAAGAAGGTCTATCAGTGGATGGAGCGCGAGGGCGACGACGCCCTCGAGCAGTTGAACGAGATCCACTTCGTCGCGCAGCTCGGCTCGGACACCGTGGTCGGCACGGAGCGGGACAACGGCCGGCCGCCGACCTTCTCCAGCTTTGAGCAGTTCCGCCTCCGGTATTACAACCGGTTCATCGGCAAGAAGAAGCTCGGGGAGTTCTGGCTCGAGCATCGGCACCGGCGCACGTATCGCGAGGTCGTGTTCGCCCCGCCGCCGCTCACCTGCCAGGAGGACGACTACAACCTCTGGACCGGGTTCACGGTGGAGCCGGACCCGAACCCCGTCCCCGAGGATCGGTGCCCCCGGTTCCTCGACCATCTGTGGCGCGTGATCTGTAACGGCGACGCTGACATCTTCAACTACCTCCTCGACCACCTCGCGCTGATCGTGCAGCGGCCGGGCGACATCAAAGCCACCGGCATCGCCGTCGTCATGCGGGGCGACGCCGGCGCCGGCAAGGGCACGTTCGTCGAGCTGTTCGGGTCGTTGTTCGGGGTCGGCCGGCACTACATTCAGGTCGACAAGCAGAAGCACCTGACCGGCGCCTTCAACGACCATCTCTCGGGCAAGGTCGTGGTCTTCGCCGACGAGGCCGTGTGGGCCGGCGACAAGCGGGACATCGGCGCGCTGCGCCGCCTGGTCACCGAGCGTTACGTCACCGTCGAGCGGAAGTTCAAGGATGCGGTGACCGAGCAGAACTGCATTCACCTGTTCATGGCGACGAACGAGGATTGGGTGTGGCCGGCCTCCGTCAAGGAGCGTCGCGGGTTCATCCTCGACATCCACAAGCAGGTGCACACGAATCAGGCCTACTTCAACGCCATCTACGACGAGTGGGACGCCGGCGGCGCGCAGGCGTTCCTGGCCTTCTGTCAGCAACGCTACGTGCCCAACAACCGGCTCGGTCCGATCCCGTCAACCGCCGCCCTCGAGCATCAGCAGAACCTCTCGTTCGACCCGGTGCTCATGTGGTGGAAGGAGAAGCTGTATAAGGGCGAGCTGGGCCTGGACGGGTGGCCGGAGTTCGTGTCCTCCGACTGGCTCCACACCAACTACATCGAAGCGATGCAGTTCCTCGGGATCACCCGCCGCGTCGGCGAGATCGAGCTGCTGATGCGGATGAAGACGCTGCTGCCGAAGGGGACAAAGCAGGAGCGCCGGCGCGTGATGGTCAACACCGCGAAGTTCGGGCCCCCGAACCCGGTCAACCTGATGCGCCGCGGGATTGCGCTGCCCCCGCTCCAGGCCTGCCGCGAGTCATTTGATAAACACGTCGGCCACCCGGCGCAGTGGCCGGAGGACGAGCCCGGAATCCAGCCCCGTTTGACCGAGGAGTTGTCATGAGCACCCCCTATGAACGGGTGTCGACCCGGATTGCCCAATTAGTAAGTGAACTGATGGAAGACGACATGCGGACTGCGGCAGACTTGATCCGCGCCGGCATCCCACACGAAACCCTCCGGCGTGTCCTCATTGGCACGCACGACATGCAGCTCTCGACCATCGTCCGGGTCGCGGAGCAGTTCGACTGTGACGTCGTGCTCAACTTCCGCAAGCGCACGGCACCATCTGTGCAGAAGGATTGACAATGCCCGCTGGTATCTGTCGCACGTGTAAAACCGCTCCGATCACGCGCTACTCGAAGACCGGCGAGTGTGCCGCCTGTTCGCAACAGACACAGAGCTTTGAGCGCCGCAAAGCTCCCACCGCAATTCCATCGGCCCGTGAGGGGATTTCGGTGAAGGGCGATGCCGCGGAGGTGTCGAAGGTCGTCTACAAACCCATTCACACGCTTGCGGAACTGATTCGCGTCTGCGAGGTGGACACGACGGAGTGGGAGGTCGAGCGCTACACGTGCATGGGGCAGCAGCAGGTATCGGTGCCGCGATCGACCGGGAGCAAGCAGGAGGGCTGGCGGCGTGAGAGCGCGGAGCCTGTGCTCCGGCAGATGTTCCACGTCAAGGCTTGGTTGAAGCGCAAGACCCCACTGGTCAAGAGCCTCGAGCGCGCCCGAGTCGAGTTGGTCAAGGATCTGCGCGCGGCGGCGCCCAAACCCAAAGCCGTGAAGCACCGCTTTCCGCAGGGCGGATGGCTGTTCGAGTTCTGCCCCTTCGACCTGCACCTCGGGAAGCTGGCCTGGTCGGACGAGACGGTCACCAACTACGACACCGCCATTGCCGAGGACCTGTTCAAAGCCTCCCTCGAGTTCCTGTTGGATCGTGCGCTGAAGCTCTCCGATGGAAAGCTCGAGCGGATCCTCTGTGTGTTCGGCAACGACGCCGCGCACATTGACAGCAAGAAGGCCGAGACGACGGCCGGCACCCGCATGGATGCGGACTCCCGCTACCTGCGCGTGTTCCGCCGCTTGGTCGCGATTCACCGAGAGGCTGTCGACCGACTGGTGGAGGTCGCGCCGGTCGACATCGTGATCGTGCCGGGGAACCACGACGAGCAGACCGCGTTCCTCATGGGCGCCGTCCTCGAGGCGCTGTATGAGAAGCACCCGCACGTCACGATCGACAATAACCCGAAGCTCCGGAAGTATTACCGGTTCGGCACCAACCTGTTCGGATTCACGCACGGGGACTCGGAGAAGGTGAGCGAGCTGCCGCTGACGATGGCACGCGAGGTGCCGGAGCTGTGGTCGCAGGCCGCGTCACGCGAGTGGCATATCGGCCACAAGCACATTTCCGAGAAGTTCGAGACGCGCGGTGGGCGCATGGAGCAGGACTTCTTCAGCGACAAGGGCGTGCGCGTGCGCAGGCTGACTTCGCTCTCGGCCCACGACTTTTGGCACACCCGTCACGCCTATATGGATCGACGAGCCTGTGAAGGGTTCGTGTTCCACAAAACAGCAGGTTTTACAGACCATTTAAGTTTCAACGTGGACCATTTTACGGGACAGGCTTTAACGATCAAATGAGTTCTTCTGCTGCCTACTCCCGGCGTTGGCGCGAACGGCATCCGGAGCGCCATCACGAGCGCCAGCGCAAGCAGTTGGCGCGCCCCGAGCGCCCGTCCGCCATGCGCAAAGCACACTTGCGTCGGGCCTACGGGCTGTCGCTCGAGGACTACGAGCAACTGGTGGCCTCTCACGAGGGTCGGTGCGCGATCTGTAAGCATAGTGAGGTAGGGAATTTGCCTGTCGATCATGATCACAAGACAGGCCGCATTCGTGGACTCTTGTGTCAACGCTGCAACCGAGCCATCGGCATGTTCAAGGACTCTCCTGAGCTGTGCGACGCAGCGGCGCACTACCTCCGTAAGCACAGAAAGGCAAACGAATGACCTGGATCCTATGGGCCGCGCTCCTACTACTGCAAAACGCCAGCTTCACGCTGGTCAGCCGGGCGCGCAACTCGAAGTCGCTCTCCTACCACGCCTTCGCCTCCGTGTGCAGCAACGGTGTCTGGTTCATCTCCCTCGGGTTCTCCGTCGACAAGCTGAACGACGCCTGGAAGGCTGAGGGATGGGTGCTCCTGGTCGTGACCGCGCTGTTCTACACCGCGTGCACCGTCGCCGGCTCGGTCGGGATGCACCATTTTCTGATGACGAAGGTGGAGAAGTGAAATACCCCGCCCCGCCCGTCGTGCAGCTCGTGCCGAAATACGGTCTGCGCGACTGCGTAGTGTCGGCTCTGGCCGCCTACCTGAACCGCCCCTACGAGGAGGTGGTCGCCGCGGCGGCGCACGTCTACCCGAACTTCTGGAAGATCGGGCTCGAGAACCCGCACACGGTGCGCATCGCCCGGCGGTTGAAGTGCCCGGTGAAGTGGGTGATGGACTACGACATCGACGAAGACTCAGGTGTCCTCGGGATCTCCTACAACGTCGGCACCAATGAGCACGCGGTGCTGCTCCTCGAGGGGCGGATCGTGGAGCTAGAAGATAAGCAGCTCACGACATGGGAACCGGCCGCGTATCTCACGGCCCATAACGCGCGGCCCGGGCGACTGCTCGTGCGGCGCTGAGGAACGCATGAAGAAGATCATCGGCGTCGATATCGACGGCGTGTTGGCGGACTTCAATAAGGGCTTCCGCGAAGTCCTGAAGACTGTCTCCGGCCGCGACTTGTTCAACGGCGAGGTGTGGCCGCCATGCTGGGACTGGCCGACGCACTACGGCTACACGCCGGAGGAGATCGCGGCGGCGTGGCAGGCCGTCGCCACGAACCCGACCTTCTGGTCCTCCCTCGACCACTACGAGGACGCGCGGCCGATGCTCAAGGCGCTGGTCGCGCAGGTCCGCGAGGAGGACGCCGAGGTCTACTTCATCACCTCGCGTTACGAGAGCAAGGGCCTGCACGGACAGTCGCTCATGTGGCTGCTCCGCAAGTCCCTCGGGTTCCTCCGTCCCGGCGAAGCGGTGCTGCCGACCGTGGTGATTGCGCGGGGGAACAAGGGCCTGCTGGCGCAGGGCCTCGGGCTCACGCACTTCATCGACGACAAGCCGGAGAACTGCGTCAGCGTCGCGCTGGCGAACCCGCGGTGTGTCGTCGTCCTGCTCCGGCGCTCCTACAACCAGGGCCAGGCGTTACAGCTCTGGCAGGACTACAAGATCGTCAACGTCGCCAGCCTGTCGGAGTTCGTCGAGGAGTTGTAACCGGTGCCTCTCCCTACGGATCAAGAACAGTTCGACCGCGCGTTTCAGCGATGGCTGAGGACCGGCGGCGTTGACCCCGAGGGCTCCCGGGTGATGTGGGAGCGGTTCTACCGCGGCTTGGACCGACACGTGCCGACGAAGTGCAAACACGGGCTCACGGTTCTCACGTGCGCCGAATGCAACCTCGAATACTACAAGGGCGGGAACAAATGAGCGATCCGAAGATTGGGCCCGGCGGCGCGCCGACCCGGGCCACGACCATCCCCGAGGACGCAGCCGGGCGGAAGGCGCACCCGGTCGCCAGCGGCGTTCTCGACTACTTCCCTGACGCGCTGGTCGCCGTGGCCGCCGTCTCGTATGCCGGCAACGAGCAGCACAACCCCGGGCAACCGCTCCATTGGGCGCGCGGGAAGTCGGCCGATGAGTCCGACGCGCTGATGCGCCACTTCCTCCAGCGCGGCACGTTGGACACGGACGGGTTCCGCCACTCGGCGAAGATGGCCTGGCGGGCGCTGGCGCTGTTGCAGAAGGAGATCGAGGCGGAGCAGGCTGGCGTGCCGGCTGAGGGCGTGCTCAACAAGCAGCCGAAGTTCGTGCCACTGCCCGTGGGCGTGCCATTCAGCTCCATCTACCACTGCCCCTGCGGCTCGATCTGCTACAAGGACGGTGATCTCTCCTACAACGCTCGCACGCAGCTCCTCCACACCTGTTTCGAGGAAACGCGCTCTCTTGAGGGTGTGCGCGACGTCGGTGGCTTCGTGCCGGGGCGACAGGACTAATGGGCCGCCACTTCCGCACGGCGGCGCAGCTCGCGCCGGCCGACCACGAGGAGTTCCCCCGCAGTCTCGTCCTGTTCCGCCTCGAGGCGCAGCGGGAGGCCCGGGCGCTGGTGCGCCTGGCCGCCCGCACAGAGTGCGACCTCGAGGAGCTGCTTGGCGTGCCCCCTCGGATTCGCGAGCACGTGAAGGCGTTCTGCCGCGCGCATCCCGAGGAGCATCGGCGGTTCGTGCTGGCCTTCCGCTACCGGGCCCTTGTGCTACGATATGTCAGAAAGTTGCTGAAAGGGGAGGACAATGGCGGAGGAGAAGGACAGACTGTTCCCGAAGTATGAGCAAGTGGACGTCAAGCGCCTCGAGGTCTACTTCCTCGGGGATAAGGCGCAAACGTTCCCCATCGGGCCTGACGATCGCCTCGTGGACAACCCTCTGCCCGACATCCTCGCACAGATCACACGTGCGGACGGCACCATCGAAACGATCCACCACCGCAACGTCTGTTACACCGTGCTCCGCACGGTCAGCGTCAAGCGCAAGGTGACCCCGGAGGAGGGAGCTTAGCTCCCTCCTACCGGCTTCGTCGCCAGGATCGTCGAAAGGTCCCCGGACGGCACGTCCTCGAGGACCACCAGGTTCCGGATATACGACACCCAATTGCGGAAGTCCGGTCGCACAACACTGTCTACTGACGTGTTGTATTCGGCCCACCACGCTCGAATCGAGTTTTGGTTCGCGTCGCTGATAACAGTGCGCGTGTCGAGCGACGTTTGCAGCCCTGAGAAGATCGTCACCGTCCCCTGCACTTCATCGTTGACATACATCGAAATCAGGTCGTAGTCATTGACCTTGACCTCGATCTTCACGAAGATGCGGGTCCAGCGGTTCGGGAAGACGACGAACGTATTGTGCGCACCGGCGCCGCTCGGGCACCCGCCACCGGACCGCGGGCGCAGCGGATCCCGGTGCGCGTTCGGACCCAGCCGGTAGCCGTCCGAGTCCGCGTAGCTCGCGGGTCCGCACGTGAAGTTGTAGTGCCGCATGTTGATGGTGCCCACATGCAGGGCCGGGTTGAACGCAGCCGTCTGACAGCACGCCGAGCCGCTGTTGTAGGCAATGCGCGGCTCAGCCCAAATCGTCCCTCGGGAAGCGTTACCGCTCGAAATCTGGAACGTCTTGTGCGTATCGAACCCGCTGAACGCCGCAGCTCCGAGGAAGCTGCTTGTCATGTAGACGTCCCACGTAATGAGGTAGGTGTGCTCCTCGTTGGAAGGCGTCTCAATCGGGACCGTCAACTGCGTCGGCAGGCTGTTCGTCCCGAGCTGCACGTCCTCACCGCTGCTATGCGAGGCCGCCGTCGTGCCGAAACGCCCGCGCGACACGTAGACGCTGTTGCCGCTCCGCACGGACCCATCCGGGCCCTGCACAACCGTCATGATCTCGTTGTCGATCTTGAGAGCGCGGTCCTTCCGATACGGGTTGATCGTGTCCGAGGACGTGGCGATGGGGATTAGCGTGTCGTCCGCATCGATCGCCCCGGTCAGCGAGGCGATGTTCGCCACCCACGGCGGAATAAGAACTTTCGCGGCGTCCTGCTTGTTCGGATCTGTATCGCCAGCAGGATTATAGGTTACGTGAGCACTAATTCCCGGCGGGCTCTGCTGATACGTGATCAACTGGTTCTGCCACCGCGGAGACGACTGCGAGGTCTGCCCGGCGAGCGGACGCAGACTGACGCAGAGCGGAATCCCATCGGTCGTGTTCTGGTAGACATCGCCCCGCGCGCACAGTTGCTCGAAGAAGGTGTGCGGCCCCGCCGATCCCGCCGCGTTGATCGTGATCGAGAACGCCTGCGTGTCCGAGTCCGCCGCGGAGTCCGTGGCGAGCGCCGTCCACGAGCAGGTGCCGGCGTTGGTCGGCGTGCCGCTGATCGTGCCCGAGCTGCTGAGCGTGAGGCCGGCGCACTGCGCGTCCCCATCGTTGAGCGTCGTGCCGGCGCCGTTGTTCGACCAGGTAATCGGCGCCACGCCGCCGGTCGATACCAACTGGTGCCCGTAGGTGGAGTCCTCGACGGCGGAAGGTAGCGTCGCCGGCGACGTGATCACGAGGTCGGGCACGCTGTAGGTGACCGTAATGCTGTCGGAGGCGTCGTTCCCCGCCTCGTCCTCGGCCGTGCAGGTGATGATGTTCGTGCCCACCTGTAGCGCGATGCTACGGGACCAGCTCGTCGTGCCCGTCGCGTTGCCCGTGCCGCCGGCGGAGTTGACGCAGAACACGCGCGTCACGGCGACGTTATCGCTGGCCGTGCCGGCGATGGTCGTGGGTGTCGTGCTGGTCGGGAAGTTGCTCCCACCGTTCGTCGTGATCGTAATCGTCGGGTCTGTCGAGTCCGTAGGCGTGAACGTGACCGTCAGCACGTCGACGTCATCGTTCGCCGCCGCGTCGGCCGCGGTCACCGTGATCGTGTTCGCCCCGCTCCCGAGGGTCGTGATGTTGAAGGACCACGCAGTCGTGCCCGTCGCCGTGCCGCTGGCCGGCGTGCACGTCGGGCAGGTCCAGGTCACCTCGTCGACTCCGGTGTTGTCCGCCGCCGTGCCGGCGACCGTCAGGGCCGCCGTCGACGTCGCAAACGTGGTCGCCGTGGTCGGAGAGGTGATCGACACCGTGGGGTCCTCGGTGTCGCCGCCGGCGCGCGTGATGATAAGAGTGTCCGAGCGGCACACTGCGGAGATGTTGCAGGCCGTCACGACGATCGTGTTCGTGCCGACCCCGAGGGTCAGGCCGCCGGCCGAGACGTCCTGGTCGACCACCGTGAAGTCGTCGACCGTGTTCGAGGGGGTGATTTGGTCCGCCGCCGCGGTCAGTGCGCCCCATCCGAGGCCGACGTCCACCGCGTTGTCGCAAAAGCTGTCCGTCGCCGTCGTCCGCGACACGCCGTTCTGCGTCACCGTGAGCGAGGTGCCGTTGATCTCGGCCACGATCACGTCGCCGATGTTCACGTCCCCGGTATAGGGGGTGCCGAGCGTCGTCGGTGTGCCGGCCACCCGCTTGAACAGCTCGAGGGTGTTGGTCGCCGCGTTCGGACGCCACACGACGCCGCAGTAGTTGGAGGCGTCCTGATACCCGAAAATGAGCGCCGTGCTGCGTGCCCCGTTCGACGCCAAGCCGGTGATGCGGGCGGACACCGTGTAGTGCGTGCCGGTGATCTCAACGGCCGGCGTTGCCATGTAGAGGAGAATCGACGTGCCGCTCGAGTCGGGGGACGCGGGGCGCACGTAGTCGTCCGCGTGGTTCGACACGGAGTTCGTGCCGGCGGTGTCGACGGCCTCCGCCCAACTGGTGCCGGTCGGCGTGGGCGTGTGCGAGGCCAGGTCCACGGTGCTCGCGGTGTTGAAGTTGTCCTCGAGCACGACGGTCGGCGTCGTGCCGCCGCTGATCGTCCACGCCTCGGTGCCGCTCGCGTCGCCGCTGGTGGGCGTGCACTCGGCACACGTCCACTCAACCGTCGCGATGCCGGAGGTGTCGATCGCCGTGCCGGCGATCGTGACCGTCGCCTCGGCTGTGGAGAAGGACGGATCAATGGTCGGCGTGGAGATGGTGACGGACGGGACCGCGTGCAGTCGATCGTAACGGCCCTTGAACCGGGAGCGCAGGCTGGATTCCTGCGCAGTGGCGCCGCTGAGCGCAAGTGTCAGCAGCGTCACCAGAACAGCAGCTTTACTCCGCATTACCGGGGTTCTCCAATGCCAAGGACGGTCAGTTTTTTCGTGCCGCCGGCCGCAGCCGAGGCCATTTTGTAAGCCGCCATGCCCGTCGTCACGAATCGATTTGAGGTTGTCACGCCGTTTGCCGTGTAGGTGCCCGTCGCGGACACGATCTTATATTGCGTGCCGCACTCGACTCCGCCGGATCCGCCGGCGATCAGTGTATAGGTGACCCCTGCGGTGTAAGTGGAGGTCGCGTTCGCGCACATTTGCACAACAATCAAGTCGTCAGCAAAGGTGGTCGTCGGCGCGACCGAGACGTCGTGCACCGTGCCAGAGGGATCCGTCGATCCGCTGGCGGTCACGTCGAGCGCACTCGACGTCGCCATTCCGCTGACTTCCATCGCCGTGATGTTCAGGAACGACGTGCCCGTGTTGATCGTGACCGTGACGGTCGTCTGCCCGCCCGCTGTGATCTGGCACGACCAGATATACGCGCGCACGTCGACGGAGCCGTTGGAGTGCTCATTCTGCACGTCCGGACTCGCGCCGCTGCACACGTTCGTGCCGTCCGTGCTCGGCGTCAGGGTGCGGGTGGCGTGCAACAGACCGCCGCTCACCACGAGGAGGTTCCCCGCCGTGAGGCCGCTGACCGTGACGGAGCACGTCGACGCGCCAGAGCAGCGGTTGGTCTGCGACTGGACGACCGTGATGGCCGCCTCGGTCGGCGCGGCCCACAGCCACGCCGCCAGGAGCGTCAGGACGATCCGCTTACTTGTAGTTGACCATGCCATAGACACCTACCGCTGCGTTCGTGTTGTCCGTGCTGGTGGGGCCGCCGGTGAGGCAATACGAGATCCCCGTGCTGAAGCTGATGCCGACCGGCAAGGACACCGTGACGCCGGCGCCCGAGGTCGACGCGGGGACCGGAATCGTGGTGACGTAGCCGGTCGCCGAGCTGCACGTCGGCGCAGACGCGGTGTTATACAGCCGCAGGTAGTAGAGCGTCGCGGTCGTGTTGATCAGCGTGATCCCGTAGACGTTGCCGGCCGAGGCCTTGACGTTGGTCGAGTTCGTGCTGGCCGCCGAGGCGACGTTGAAGGTGTCCGCGCCGTTCGCCGTCTGCGCGTCAAGCTGGACGCGGCCGGCGAGCGCCGACCCGGCGCCGAGTTCCACCGACAGCTCGTTGGCCGCCGTGACGTTGGCCCCGCGCTCGTTCGACGGATCGCGGATCTGGATGTAGCCGACGCCGTTCGCCGAGCCGCGCCAGCTCACCGAGTTCCCCTCGGTCACGGTGCCGACCGAGGCGTCGTCGAACCGGAGCATGGTCTGTGGACCGGTGGTTAGCGCTACGTTATCGTAAATGGCGTCGGCCGAGAGGTTCGTTTCGATGTTCGCCAGGGAGTTCTGCGCAGCCTCGGTCGCCACCTCGATCGAGGTGAGGGTCGTCTCTACGCCGTCGAGGTGCCCGATGATCGTGGTCTGGTTCGCGGCCGAGGACGCGCCAGTCGGGAGCGTGATCGTGCCCGAGACGTTGTTGATGTTCCAGGTGCCCGACTGCGTGACCCCGCCGATGACGTTCGCACCGGTCGGCAGCGCCGAGTCGACGACCGCGCTGACCCACAGCCGGCCGGCCGACATCTGCAACGACTCGTAATCGCCGTCCGCACCCGAGGTGTTGGCGGGGGTCGCGGTGCGCCGCGCGAAGGCGGGCGTGCCGAGGTCCGCGTTGGCCGAGGCGACGTCCTCTGCCACCGACGTGCCGCCCGAGCCGCCGAAGCTGCTGATCTGGTTGCCGCTCGAGTCGACGATGGCGACCGCGGGAGCGCGGTGCGAGCCGGCCGAGACGCCGGTGACGCCGATCAGGTTGCCGCCCACGTTGATGCCCGTGTAGCTGGCGTCCGCCGGGACCGTCGAACCCGTCGCGCTGGCCGCCGCGTTGGCCCCGCCGCCAGCGGCGCCCGAGGAGGCCCCGCCTCCGGTCGTCGTGCCGAGCAGGACCACGGTGGCGGTGCCGCTCGTCCACGCCGTCGAACGTGCCCGAATGCGCCGGCAGCCGGCCACCGCGCCCGTCCAGACGCCCGTCGACGTCAAGCTGGTCGCCGCCGTCGTGCTGTTCGTCGGGGTGATGCGGATGGCCTGGTAGTTGGAGTTGTCGATCGAGCACTCGACCACGATCGTGCCGGTGAAGGTGCCGGTGACCTGAAGCCCCAGCGTGCCAGCGCCCTGCGCGTTCGAGATCAGCACCGACTCGTCGTTGGCGTCGATGTCTCCCGAATCGTGGAACGACCAGAGCTTGACCGTTGACTGCGCCGACGCGGGCGCGGCGAGCGCCAGGACCAGACCGATCAGCAGAATGAGTTTCTTCATGACTGTCCTCCGGGCCGCCAGCGTGCCATAGCCGCCACGCCCCATCCTTTCAGCTTTTGCCATTGCGCCGACGCTGCGACGGAGAAGCCCTTGCCGAGGGACTTACTACCCTCGATCTTGACCGCCACGTCCTGCCCTTCCGCCTTCTCAACCTTCACCTCGACGCCCTCCTCGAGGGCGCTGAGATCCTTGAACGCTTTGTCGGTGAAGATGGGCTCAGTCACGGTAGGCCGCCCACCCGAACATCCGGAGCGCCGACCAGCGGAGGCCTGCGCGGAAGTCGGTCATCCCGAGGAGTTTGAGCGCTTCGCGATACACCGCGTCCGCGTCGCCACGGGTCAGATTCATGGAATCGCCGTAGCGGTAGAGGAAATCGTGAACCACTCCAGCCTCGGGGTAGTCCGTCTTCGGCGCGACGATCCACGCCAGGCGGGGCATCGAGTTGAGGTCGCACTCGAACCCGGCTGGGACCGTCACCAGCTTGCCGAGGTGGGCTGAGTAGTAGCGGAACCTCCGCTCCAACCGCCATCGGCGGCCCCTATCCAGCGGCTCCAGGTAAAGACGGTCGAGGAACTTGGACATGATGGTTACTCAGGGCTGATGACACGATCGAGTTTGCCCTCGACGCGGACCAACCAGTCCTTCATATCCTGCCGACTCTGTTCCAAGTTTGCAATGCGCGGCTCCAAACGAGCGAGGTAAACGACAACCCCGAGCGCGGGGCCCCCGATGGTAACGGCCAGGCCGATGGCAGTGGTAATCTCCATGATCGGTTCCTTTACTGCTTCTTCGGCACGAACGGCCGGTTGACGATCGCCACTTTTCCGTGGCGTTTGAGCATGTCCTCGAGTTGCCGTTTCCGGTCCCGTTCTTCCGAAGCGGCCACGGATTCCAGGTCGACCTGCTGCGGCTTCATGCCCGTCAGGAGCTTGAGCCACTTCGCGGCGCCCTGGTAGTCCCCACCGAACATCTGATCCAGCGTGTTGAATCCGCGAGCCGTGAACAGGCTGCGCGCAAGCAGCAGTCGCTCGGGGTCGGCGACATACTGGATTCGCTTCTGCCCCGGCACCGGCTTCGCCTTGCCATCCGGTCCGGTCATGAACACCGGCTTCTCGACCTCCTTGATTTTCAGGAAGTCCTTCACCGGCTGCGGTGCCGTCTTGTATTCGCGAGCGTCGTAGACGTCCTTCAGATCCTTCTGGCGGAACGAGTCCTTGCCGAACGCCAGCTCCAGCGTCAGCTTCATCGGCGGCGTGAGCTGCGAGATCGCCCGCAGCGCCGGCGTGCGCGAGACGTCGAACTGGTCGGCGAACTGCTCGACCGGGGTGCCGAAGTTGGCGAGATACTGCTTGACGCCCGTCTCCGGGTCGCCGCCCATCTTGATCGCGAACGAGCTGCGGAGGTAGGCCGGCAGACCCTCGCGCTCCTCGCCCGAGGCGTGCTCGCCCATGTTGTCGAACGCCTTCATGACGTTCGAGATCCGCTCCGGGTGCTCGCCAAGCGTCCGCAGTTGCAGCTCCGCGTTCTTCCGCGTGAACGAGTAGAACGGCACCAGCCGGCGCATGACCTTACTCTCGAACTTCGTCAGCGCGCGGTAGTCGAAGCCGGCCTTGGTCGCGATCTCGAGCGCCTGCTCCACAGTCTTTCCCTGGCGCAGCGCCGTGATATACGCGGTCGCTTTCTGCTGCGATTCGATGAACGCGCCCATCGCCTGCGCGGCCCGGAAGTGCGGCGCCTTGCTGCTCAGCGGGTTCTTCGAGGTGGTTTTGGTGAACGCCTCGTCCGCGGTCGCGTTCGCGATGTCGGCGACGTAGCTGTCCGAGGTGCCGAAGCGCTTGACGAACGGCGCCGTGACCGTCTCCATTGGGACTTCACGACCGCGCATCGCAATGGTCGCACCCTTGGCTCCCTCCGGTTTGGCAATGGACTTGGCGATCCGCATCCCGTCCGCCACGTTGTCGGGGCGGAGCGCCGCAGCGCCGAGCACTTCGTAGTTCTGCACCAGGCCGGACAGGTAGTTGCGTGCGTGGAAGGCGGGGAACAGACCGGTGACAGACCGCTTGAACAACGACTGCACGGCGTCGAAGCCCGTCGCCTTCGCGAGCTTGTCCACCGTCGTCATTTCGTTGTTCACCAGGTTGTCGAGGAAGCGCTTGTCGTTCTCGAGGAAGTAGCCCACCGGCTTGCCGAAGCCGCCCTTCTCCTTCATCAGGAAGTAGCCGGCCTTGCGCGCGGCGTCCTCGTTGGCAAACTCAGTGAGCGGCTTGCCCACCTCGTCGACCAGCTCCTTGAGGGTCTGTCGCGTGGTGGCATCCTTGGCGATCTCAAACTCGCGGCGCGCGAAGGCCTCGGCCGGGTTGCGGACCAGTTCGTCGTCCTTCAGCAGCGCCTTGAACTGTTTCTTGTAGCCCTCGGATCCGACGCGCACGCCGGCCGTGCCCTCGAAGAACTTCTTCACGCGGTCCTTCGCGAGGGAGGGGAAGTAGGTTTCGTAGGGGTCGGCGATCTCGCCCATCTGCGCAAACTCTTTGTTGCGCGTGATCTGCTCGTCGATCGTCTTCTGCACCACCGGGTCCGGCGACTTCGCGACCTCGGTCGCGCGGCGCTTGCCCTCGAGGCGGAACGCCGCGTTGGTTTGCGCCGCCTCGATCTGCTCGGCGCCAACCTTGTTCGCCATTTCGTGCGCGGTGCCGAGGCGCGCGTCTGCCTGTGCGGTCGGCCGCAGACCGGGCGTCTTGTCGTCCAGTCCTCGGGCCGCAGCGGCAAGCTCCAGACCAATGCCCCGTTCGCCGACTGCCTGGTCGGCCTTCTTCAGCGCCGTGCCCTCGAGGAGCTTCTGCGCCGACTCGCCGGCTTCGCGCATTTCCAACTCGGCGTGCTTGCCCGAGAGCAGCTTCTCGACGAACTCCTCGCGCTGCTCCGGGTTCAGGCCCTTGATCAGCCGTTCGACGTTCTCGCGAACGATCTTGTCTTTGATCTGCGCGAGCGCACTCTGAAGCTCGAGGGCCTTGTTGCCGACGCCCTTCGAGGTGCCGTAGGCGTAGACGAACGCATTCCCCGCGGCGTCCTTCGCCTTGGTCAACCCATCGGTCACGTAGTCCACCATCTTCGCGGTCACCTGCGGGGCGACCTTCGATCCGGCCTTCACAGCGCCGCGCGTGGCCGCGCCTCCCACTGCACTTGCCGCATCGACGCCGCTCTTGACCAAGCGCCCGCCGACATAGGTGGTTGGATCCAGGGCAATGTCAGCCGCAGTGCCGGTAATGAAGTTCGCCACGCCGGACAGCGGGACCTTCGTGCCGCCGAAGCCGCCGAGGTTTTGAGGCACCGTGATGTCGAGGCCCGACACCTGTGGGAGGATGTCGCCGAAGGTGCGACGGTTGGGGTTCTGGTCGATCCCTGTCGCGGCCGACTTCAAGTCATTGTAGATGGTGGAGAGATAGGCCTTTCCGCCCTGGAGCACAGACCCGGTGTCCATCCCCGTCGCCACAGCTTCCGCCGGGTTGAACGAGCCGAGCGCCTTGCCGAGGCGGTGCAGCAGCGAAAGCGTCTTCGGCTGGTTGGTGATCTCTTGCGCTTCGTTCCCGAGGCCTTCCTGGTGGGCGAGCGTCGACAGCCCTTCGATGGTGTTCAAGTCCGCCTTCTCGGCAGGCGCACCTCCGCGCGTCAGCCCGGCGAAGCTCGGGCCACCGGATCCGCCACTGGTCAGCCCGGCGAAGTTGAACTGCTGCTCCGGCATGGTTTATCGGAAGTTCGGGTTGTTCTTCAGGAACCGATCGACGTTTTCCTTCGTGACATCGAAGCCGCCCTGCTTGAGGACGTCCGCGACCTTCGCCTCGAGTGGGGTGCCCGGTTTGAACGGCGCCACCATGATGCGATCCTCGTTCGGCTTCGTGAACGCCTGATCGAGAGCTTGGAACACGCGCTGCGCAGAGAGGGCCGGGTTCCCCGTCGCCATCCGCGCCAGGTTCCGCTGCAATTCCGCCTTCGCGCGCTCGTAGGTGTAGGCCTGGCCCGTCTCCGGGTCAACCTTCTGCGGCAGGCTGGCGATATACTGCGCGGCCTCCGGCGGCAACGCGAGCTGCTTGGTCTGCTCCGCCTGTGCGCGATTGTCGTCGTTCAACTTGTCGCGCTGAAGCATTAGAGCAACGGCATTCGAGAGGTTCGCCTGTGCGCGAGCATTGTTCTCGGAGACGCGATCCCGTCCCGTCTGCACGTCGCTGACCGGGTTGATCCCGTGCAGCTTGTAGAGCGCCGCCAGGCGCACGTGCTCGGGCTGCGTCGCGTCCTTCGACAGTTGCTCGAGGCCGGCGCGCTGCGCGTTCTCCCGCTCCATCTGTGCGGTCTTCTCCGCAGCCGCCGCGGCGGAGGCCTTCGCCTGTGCCGTGCGCTGCTCGTCGAGCGTCTTCTGTGCGAGCTTCTTCGCCTCGAGGGTTTCCTCAAGCTGTTGCTTCTTGAACGCTTCATCAGCCTGAGTCGCACGTCGCCGCTCCTGCTCCTGTGAGAGACGGAACAGCATGGATTGTTCGACTTCCCGCTGTGCCAGCATGTCCTCGAGGGACTGCTGCTGACTGCCGAGGGCTGTAGCGAAACTGAAGGCCATGTGCGTTTACCGGGTGTCGTCGGAACCCGCGAGTCCGGCGCCTGCATCTGCCTGCGCCTGCTCGAGGAGCCGTTTGATGATGGACTCGGTTTCGTTCTGCTTCGCGGTCGCCTGCGCGCCCTTCAGCGCCCCGCCGATCATGCCGGCCGCGCCGGTGATCTTCTCGAGCAGCCCCGCCTTCGGAAGGGCCGAGGGCGAGAACTTCTCGAGGGCCGGCAGCGCGTCGAACTTCGAGCCACCCATGAGCGACTGAAGCGCCTGGTTGTTGAGGACCGACGCGGCCTCCTTCCCCTGCGCGCCGAGCGCGGACGGACGCGCGCCGCCGGAGAAGCTGATGTTGGGGATCCCCTCGGGCCGGCTGAACGACGCATCCCGCATGTTCATCACGAGCGCCGACTTCAGCGCCTTGAGGTAGGCGTCGCTCTGTGCGGTGCGCCCCTCGTTGCGCTGCCGCAGGTCAAGCTCCTGTCGGCCCATGAGTGCATTCTCGTGATCCGCCATCGCGCGGCGGCGGATCTCGTCCTGCAACATGATGTTGTTCGTCTCGTCCTTGCGACCCGCCTCGGCACCCTTGGCGATGCCGCCGGCCGCGTCGAGGCCCGCAGAGATGAGAGGGCCAACGCCGGGGATGAACCCGGTCGCACCCTTGAGGAGTCCACTCCAGAAGCCCATCGTCCTACTCCTTTAGAAAAGCGACTGGAGCGCGGCGTTGTTCCAATACGCCTCGCGGTCCGCAATGTTGAAGCCGAGGCTCTGCCCGAACTGTTGGTTCTGAAGCATGGTCCGCAGCGCGTCGAGGTTGAGGCCGCCCGTGCCGAGCTTGTCCTTCAGGTTCAGTTCGGCCTGGCCGAGGCTCCCCGACTGCGCCAGGCCCTCCCGCTTGATCGCCGCTTCAATGTCGGCGAGGTCACGCTGGAGGTCCATCGTCTGATCGGCCGTGAGCATCCCCTTGAGGCTCCCGAGGGCTTCCTGAATCTCCCGGCGCCGGTTCTCCAGCTCGCGCGAGACGAGCTGCGCTTCCATGCCACCGATGTCCTGCCCTTGGCGCGCAAACTCCCGCGCCCGGCGCGCTTCCATCTCGCCGCTCGAGTCCATACCCTGCGCGCTGGCGCGCTCCGCGGCGTCGGACAGGTAGCTCTGCGTCGCGCGCTGGCGATTGGCGGCGTAGGCGTCGGCCTGCTGGCGGAAGTTCGGGTCGTTCCGGTCGATCGTCGTCCCCTGCGTCGCCCGCTGGAGATACGAGTTGCGCACCACGTCCTGCGTGCCCTGGTTGGTCGTGTTCGGCAGCGGCGCGGCCCCCGGCGTCGCCGAGTAGGTCTGCGCATTCTGCGCCTGCTGGTTGATGTTCGAGGCAGCCGGCCCGGCAGGGGTCGACCCAGGCGGCGCAGACCCAGGCGGCGCAGCGCCCTGCGACTGCTTCCACGACTGATACTGCTGCCATTGAGGGTGAGACTCCCCTAGCCCCTCAATGTTTCGCTGGAAGATGGGATTTGCAAACTCTTGTTCGATCGTCGCCATTGTGGGCCTCGTCGTTACCGATTGTTACCCATCAAACCCAAAAGTGCATCCCGGTCCAGCCTGTTTCCGGGCTGAAGCAAGCTCTGAATGTATTGCTGCGCCTGCGCGTAGAACCCGTCGTCGGTCGGAATGAGCGCGTTCGTCATGTCGAGGGCGCCTCCGCCCATTGACATATCCATCGCGCTCGCCAGGCCGGACTTCGGCGCGCCGCCGCCCGTCTGGAACGCCGCCCCGTATTCCCCGCGGCTGGCGCCAGTGAAGATGTCAACCTCGCCCACCCCCGGGATGTTCACCTTGTCCTTGCCGTTGAACGTCGTGCCCGGATAGGCCTTCTGGATCGCCGCGATGGCCGCGTCCCGCTCCTCCTGCGACTGGAGCCGACCATCGCCGCCCGAGGCCTCCTGAAGGATGCGACCGGTGACATACTTCGGCGTCTGGTGGTTGGCGTCCGCCCACTTCGTCTGGTCGAAGCCGGCCAGCACGTTCCCGAAGTTCTGTGCGGTCGACTCCGGTTTCGCGTAACCGTCCGTGTTCCACGCAGAAGTGTCCGGACCCTTCGGCGCCTCTGGCGCCGGGGCGGGCGCGCTCGGCTCGAGGCCGGGCACGGTGGTCGGCTGGCGCCGGCGGATCGGTGAGCCGTCTTCGACGCCAAGCTCCTCGAGCAATGCCTGACGATCGTAGTTGTCGCTATCCTTGAACAGCATGTCCGGCTCCTTACGTCACGATCCCGAGCTGCGCCAGAATGGCGGCTTGCTGCTCGGGCGTGAGCTTTGTGAAGTTCTCCGCCATTTGGTTCTTGACCCGCTCCTCGTAACCGCGCACCAGCGCCTCGAGGTAGTCGCGTGTTTTCGTCTGGACATACTCGGCGATGGTCAACGTCGTGCCGTTGTCGGCGTTGTGGCGCGCGACCGCGGCGATCAGCGCTCGCTCGTGTCGTGCATCCGTCGTAATCGTGTAGTCCGGCATTACTGCACCTCAAACTGCGCGATCCCGGTGACCGCGGTGTTGTTCGCGCTCGCGGTCCAGGCCGTCAGGTCGCGCTTTCGGATGATCATTGTCGTGCCGCCGGCGACCACAACCCACGTGCCAGAATCACGAACGCCGTTGTCCGAGATGTCGAGGGCTGCGGCACCCATCTGACGCGCCGCAACAAACCCTCCAGGGATCGCCAACAACAGGTCGGTGCCGAGCACGCCGCCGACCGACGTCGCCGCCAAGGAGAACGCCACCTTGAGCGTCTTCCCGAGCAACGTATACGCGAACGTCACCTGGTCGCCCGAGGCAACCGTCCACGTCATGCCGCCGGACCCGGTGAAGTTGCCGGCCGCGTGCGTGACCGCGGTCCAATACCCAGCCGCCGCCGCGCGCCCACGCTCGAACATCCCGTTCTGCACGTAGAGGCTGTCGATACGATCCGAACTCACCCCGAGGTTGCCGTCGCCGAGGACCAGTCCCTTGCCGCTGTGTGGCAGCAGGAGATACTTCCCGAGGACCGAGCTGTAAGCGACGCGCACCACCGGGAACGAGTTACGCACCGAGTCCGTGGCGATCTTGTCGGTGATCTGAAACGCCACCTCCGCGGCAGACACGAACCCGGGCGGGCTGCCGACGTGCACCGCCCACCCACGATCCTCCGCACTCTTGAACGCGACGCCAACATTGTCCGCGCCGACGACATCGTTCAGGTTGTCGGAGATTTCCACCTGTCCGAACTGTCCGGACCCCGCAGCCTCGAGGTCCCCTTCGGCTACAATGTCCCCCGTCACCGTTACGCTATCTGCCGTAACGGCTGCGTGACTTCCGTCGTCATGGTGCTCGAGACTCGCCCACCCCTGAATCAGGGCGACCAGTGACTCCAGCTCCGCCCGCGTCGTGGCATCCAGGCGCTCGGCGAAGCGCAGCGCGATCAGCATTTAGACACCCAAGTTGCCGCGCTGCAATTCCCACCGCAGCCCGAGCGAATTGACGACCCACGGAGACACCGCACGCGCCGACTCGTCGCCGAACTCGATCTGCACGGCGGTGCAACTGCCCATGCGCAGGTCGTCGACCGGCGTGACCACATAGTCCTCCGTCGCCGCGGGCGCCAGGGACACACTGCGGAAGTCGCCGCTCTCGGCGCCGTAGTCGCGCACGATCCGCGCGCTGATCGACACGCCGGCCAGCGCCTCGGAATCGAACACCCCACCCTTGATCTCAGAACGTCCGATCAGACTGCCCGGGCGATACGCGCGGGTGAGAACATACGCGCGGAACGTCACGCCCGCGTCGTCGGTCGCCCCATCCTCGTCGGCGCGCACGATCGCGTGCGTCGCGAACGCGGCCTTCTGCACTCCGAGGTGCGGTTGCTCGTTCCACTCCACGCACGCCGTCACGCTGTCGCCCGGCACGGTGTGCAGCACGAAGCCGCCCGACTGCGCGTCATACACAATGCGCGTGTCCGGTTCGGTCGCCGCGTCGAGGGCCACGTGCCACCACACCTGGCGCTTCTGTGCGTGATACACGGCACGCATCGTGACGCTGTTCGATTGGTTCACGCGGCGCCACAACTGTTGGATGTTTTGCCCCAGCTCGAGCACGCCCTGCGGACCGAACACGCACGGACCGACCTTCGGATCGGTGAAATAGATGACCGGGCGGCCCTGCGAATCCGTGCCGGCCACCACGGAATCTTTCATGGCGCCGTGTGTGCGAGAGTAGATCGAGGGCAGATACGCGGCCTGTGCCGCACCGGTGCGCGACAGCCCGTAGATGGTGCTGCGCTTGAACACAATGATCTTGCTCTCGAACCGCTCCGCTCCAGTGATGCCGCCGTCCGTGCCCGCGTCCAGGTCGATGAAGTTGTCGATCGGGATCCGCTCGTCGTTCCCGATCCCGGGTGCCGCGCCGACCGGCGACCACACGACACGAGAGTCGAGGTCGTCGTTCTCGTAGTCGCCCATCGCAATGAGTCGGTCCTCGTCCGGCACGAGGATCCGCGCGCTCCGCGGCGGCACGTATTCGCCCTCGTCCGGCGACAGCTCGAAATCTGAGGTCGTCACCTGTGCGCTGGTCAAGGAGTCGTCGTAAGTCGCCGTGGCGACCGTGACGCTGGCGATCTGGTAGAAGTTCGCGTTGTCGACGCTCTCCTCGACAATCCAGTGCGTTTCCGATTCGTTGATCAACGCCGGCCGCGAAATGCGGGCTGACGCGCCGCTGCCGCTCGGCACGAACGTCTGCGTGCTCGAGGGCTCCGACTGGAGATTGTTCACGGAATCGAACCACCGCGTGCGGTAGTAGCGCGTGTCGCTGAATACGCCGGCGCCCTGGTCCGCCACGGTCGGCGCAGCGGACGTCGCGGCCAGGCCCACACGACGGATCTGCGTGCCGTCGTAGACATGGAGGCGGTTCAGCGCCGTGCCTCCGGAGGTCGTCGACTGCACCGCGAAGAAGAACTTCCCGTGCAGGCTGACCGCGGAGACGTCCACCCCGAGGAACAGGTCCGCCGGCGTGACGCTCGGCGTCGTGTCCGCGTAGGCGTCGTCATAGAACATGAACACGTGGTCCGCGTCGAACGCCCACAACCGGTCGTCATCCGGGTCCGACGTCGGCGTGTGCACGCCGAACCAGTTCTGCTGCGGCAGGCCCGTCACCGCCGAGGCACACCCGTTCCGCCGGCCCGCAAGCGTCGCGGTCCAATACTCGATGTTCCACGCCTCCGCGACCTGGTTGTCGCGGATGGTGGCGGGGTGGTTGTCGTTGATTCCACCCCTAAGATCGGTCAGCAGCAGCTCGGGCATCGACTAGGTTCCACGCCGCACGGAAGTTGGCATCCCACGTTTCAGGGTGTGGCTTGCCCGGCCGCCACCCGTCGATGTATGTATTCCACCCGAGGTTCGACTCGTCGCGCGTTGGGAGTGGCATCGGCACCGTCCACAGCAACAGCCGCGCAAACCCGCACGCTACGGTGTCGTTGTGCTCGATCGCATCGTGAACCGAGAACGACGTCGCCTCGGGATAGCCCAATGTCTCGAGGAGGTTCCTCGCGTGCGCGCGAGTCGCCGGGTGCGTCATCACGCCGACAATGCCCCCAAGCTCGAACTGAAAGAACCCGCGCGCCGGTCCGCGAATCTGCCGACGATGCTTGAACTTCGACTCCTGCAACCCGATCGCCAGCAGCATCGCCGTCGCGCGCTCTGAGCGCATCTTCTCCGGCAGTAACGAGTAGGCCACGGGGATCGTGTGCGTGAGCGTGTGGATCAACATGATTACGTCACGAAGGGTCGACCATAGAAGTTCCACCACCAGGAGCCCTGCCACAAGTTGTCACCTTGCACGCGATGCAGGTAATTCGACTTGGCGATGAAATACCGCAGCTCACCGGTGCGACGGTTCATCTTCGCTTCGGCCTTGGCAGCCTCGTCCGGACGCCCGAGGTGATCCATCTCGTCGGCCAGCGCACCGAAGACCAGGATGTCGTGGAAGTCCTCGGGGAACGCGGGCACGTCAACACCCGACAGATCCGTGCCGGCGACCAGCCCATCGATCTTGATCGCGTAGGCATCGTCGGGCACCGGCAGCAGTTGGATCGTGCAGCCCGTCGCCGTGTAGGCGATGACCGCATACGAGTCTGGTGCGCCGCTTAAGGTGTTCGAGGCGTCGATGTTGCGGATTTGATCGAGCGTCAGCTCAGTCAGGATGCGGTTGAGGGATTCGATGCGGAGCGTCCGTGGCTTGATCACCGCGGGCGTGATCGTCGCCGTGGCGGCGACGGTGTTGACAGAGACGGATCCACCACGGACCCGTCCCATGTTGATGGAGGTGACGAGCGCCCGATAGCGCTCGTTGATGAACTCGCCGACGCGCGTTTGCGCGGTGGCCGACGACTGATTCGTGCGGCTCAGAACCCGGCTACGAATCTGCGTAAACGTCACGGCCAGCCTCCGCTATTCGTCCTCGAAGTCCCCGTTCTTCCGGCGCTTCTTGATCTCCTCCGCCTCTGCGAGGATCTTGGTGATCAGAATCTCGAACGTCGGGGCGTCACCCATGAGCCGCATCCGCTCCATCATGTCCTTGTTCTTGACACGGACGTAGAGGTTGCGGTCCTTTTTGATGACTTCCACCCGGCGGTCCAAGTAACGGCCCGGGGTGACTTTGTTCAGGCCCTCGATCTCGGCGTTGGTCAGCCGCTTATCGGAGCACTTGAAGTCGTTGTAGTAAATCGCTTCCCACTTCAGCTTCGGCCGCGGGCCGCCCGTGGGATTGAACGGCGTGCGGCGTTCGATCTCGAGGACGGTCTTCTGTCGCCGGCCTCGAACTTCCTTCGTCAGCTCGGTCAGCGTATCGCTGACTTGCTCGAGCGTGCTCTCAAGCGTTGGTCCTGCCATGTTGTCGCTCCTGACTGGAGGTGCGCGTCGGGACTGTGGGCTCCGACAAGCGCTGTGGGGTGCCCCCGGTATTTCTGGCCCCGGGGGCGTTGGCCGTCTCGCTGTTTAAGGTCGCGAGGTTCCTATGTCACTACGAGCCGAGGTTGTCGGTCGCGAACGGATAGTTCAGTTCGACGGTCGCCACACCACCGCTGATCGCGGAGCGGCCGATCGCGCCGACCACCAGGTCGCCCGCCACCGCGGCGTCGTCGACCGAGCCGGCCGTCGCGGTCGAGAAGATTTTGCCGTTGTCGGCAAAACCCGCCAGGACCTTCGCGGCAGTGTTCTTCCCGTAAATCTGGAACCAGCCGTAGCTCGACGCCACAACCGCAGCCTTCGCCACCGCGACGCGGCCAACCGCGTTCGCGACGAGCAGCGTGGTCACGTGCGCTTCGTCGAAGCTGACCCACGAGCCTGCCTCGCAGGACGCCACGCCCTGGAGGTAGATGAACTCGTTGCCGTCTTCGTCGAACTGGCGCATCCCGAGGGGGTTCTTCTGCGTCGAGTGGACTTCATCCACCTCACCGACGCTCGCTGACGGATAACCAATCAGAGGCATGATGCTGTTCTCCCTGTTCTTACGACAATCGTTGAATGTGAAAGCGTGTCACCCGGGGAGAGGCGTGTGCCCCTCCCCGGTCAGCGACTACGTGCGGGTCAGCACCGCCAGGCGCGACTTGTTGTTCGTCTTGCTCTGGAGCACCGAGAACAGCTTCACGACGTAACCCTCGGCGTTCGGCAGCTCGATCGTCTCGCCCTTCTTGCGGAACGCGCTCTTGAACACGGTCAGCTTGAAGGCCTTGCTGAGGAAGTAGATCCGGGTGCCGCCGTGCTGCGAGAACACGTAACGGGCCGTCTTGAACGCGAGGATTTTGAAGCCCGCGTCCGCTTGCTGTGAGTCGACGTAGCGCCGGAGATCCTGCTGCGTCGCTTCGTAGATCGCCTGCGTCTCGGCGTCCGAGGCAAGCAGGCTGGGGGACATGCTCGAGCCCGAGCCCTTCGTGCACTCGTTCCACGCCTCGGTCATCTTCGCTTCGATGTCCGAACCGTTCGAGGCGTAGGTGTCCGAGTGGTTACGCCAGAACAGCTCGGTCGCGGCGTTGATGCCGCCGACCGTGCCCTGACCGGAGTCGGGGACGATGGTCTGGAGGCCGAGGAACCCATCGGTCGAGGACTGGAACAGCGCTTCCTCGATCAGGTCATCATGCGAATTGATGCCGTTCTCGAGCAGCGCCTTGACCAGGCTGACCTTCTGGTTCGTCTCGGGGTTCTTCGCCTCGTCGGCCTTCGACCAGGTGATCGGAATGGAGAGCTGCGCCGGGTCATACTCGGCCGCCGTCAGGACTTCGGTCTTGCTGGTCGAGGTCGGCTGAAGGTCGGTCGCGAGGAAGCCCGCGTTCTGGTTCCGCTGGTAGTCGAGGGTCGCCTCGATCTTCGGGCCACCGGGGATGCGCTCGATGAGCTTCTGTCGCTCCATCTCACGCATGAGGGCGGATTCGTGCCACTGGTTCGCGGCCTTCCGCATTTCATTCACGACGTCGCTGTAGGACGCCGCGAGAATCTGGCTGACTGAGAGAGCCATGATGGTTCACCTCGTGAAACACACGTAAACGAGATCACGTCCGTGCAGGACGCACGTCCTGCGTGACTCGCCTGTGTCGCGCGGCGAACGCGGGGATACCGTGGGGTCGGCGCCGTATCGTGGCGCCAGTCGTTACCGTTCGAGCTTCGCCGCGTTGCGCGCGATGATCGCTTCGAGCGGGTCTACACCTTCCGGCACCGCGTTCGGCGCGGCGGCCGGGCCCGGGCGCGGCACTGCCGCGGCTTCCGGACGTTTGTTCAACTCGGCCAGCAACTCGGCGCGCATCGTGTCGCGGTCCGCCTGCAACGCGGGGATGACCACCGCGCGGTAGGCGTCGTCGAGCTGCGCTGACGGGTTCTGCGCCAGGTATTGCTTCATCGCATCTTCGTGCTTGGCGAAGTGCGGCCAGTTCTTCCGAGCTGTCTCGAGGACGCCGCGTTGTCGCGTGCGGGCCTCGTTGAGCTTCTGCTCGGACCGGAAGCGCTGCTCCATCGGACCGAAGCGCTCCTCGAACTTCTTCGAGATCCGCTCCTCAGCCTCGGCGGCGGCTTGCGACCGGTTCCATTCGAGCAACTTCTCGATACCTTCCTCGGTATACCCGAGGGTGCCATCGGCGTTCAGCTTGTCAGGCGCCGGTCGACCGTCGCCAGAGGCTTTCGGGGCCGCGGCGGGAGCGGCGGCCGGCTGTGCCGGAGCCTCGGCTCCCACGAGCTGCCGGATGATCGCGCCGATCCGCTCGTCGCCGAGCAGCACCTTCGCGAAGACCTCGGGCCGTTCCTCCGCGATGCGGAACGCCTCGAGGGATTCTCGGACGTTCGGCTCGCGGGCCCACGCCAGTTCGGCGAGCTGCGCGTTGACCGCAGCCACCGCATCGTCGTGGTCTTTCCGCGCCTTCGCGAGGATGGCCTCGTGTCGGTCGAGCGGAATCGGTCCCCTGCGGACCGGTTTTGCCACGGGCTCGGTCGGCGCTGTTGCACCAGCGGCGGCCGGGTCGGTGACTGCGGAGGCCTCAGACGGATCCGACGCTACGGCCGGTTCGGTTGAGGATGAGCCCTCCGCACTAGCTTCAGTTCCAGGGTCAGCAGCGGGTGCAGCTTCTTCGCTTCCGATGCTGGAGATCGACGCAGAAATCACACTTTCGAGATCGGCCACAAGGCCTCCGTTGGTGTCGCGGTGTCGGCCGCGGTGTTACGAACTACCGAATCTTGCCGCGCGTCACGCGACGGCCGGCGATCATCTGGCCCCGGCGCCGCTGTGCGGCGGTCAGGCCCTCGAGGGGATCTGCTTCGACCTCTACCTCGGCGACCGGCTCGGGCTCAGCGACCGGCTCGGGAGCCGGTGGGGCGAGGTCAGGTTGACCACGCTTGCCATCTTCCTGGTCCCGCTGCGCCATTGGACGCGGGTCAACCGGGCGCTTGAAAACCGGATGAAGCTCAGGCTCAACCGGTTCGCTGGCCTCAGAAATCTCTGATTCACTCATCGTCGATACCCGTCACAATTTGGTGGCTTCGGGGTTTCCCCCATGATCGTCCAGCCGTTCTCGCGCGCCGTGCGTCGAATCTCCGACTTGGAGTAGAACTTCCGCGGGGTCCCGTCTGCGTTGCAGATGGCGTTCGTGACTTCGTAGCCACCCGGGATGTCGTCACCGATCACCCCGGGCGCCTGGTTCACGGCGTTCGCCGTCTCGTGCATTGCTTTACCGCATTGACATACAGGCTCCGGGTCGTAGTCCCACCGCAGGTCAGTCTTGCGCTCTCCGCATTCGCATGCGAAGTGGCGCAACTTAAAGATTGAACGCTCTGCGCTCATGCAGGCACCATCATCTCAACGGCTCTCCGGTATCGCTACAGTGGCACTCGTTTACGGGTGGTTACCGGATGATCCGCATCCGGAACGGACCGTTCGCCAACGCGACTTGGAAGAAGTCGAAGTTCCCCACCGCACCGGTGACGCCGCCGTTGGTGTCCATCACGAGGCGCCACGTCTGCTCTCCGGGCTGGAGCACCACCCCGGACTTAACCAACAGTTGCCAGCTTTGCCACCCGCCCGTGTTCGGCACCGTCATCGGCCCGGTCACGTCCTCACCGTCGACCTCGAGGTGGAAGGTTCCTCCTGCGCCATCGGAGGCGATCATGAACGAGAAGTTGTAGCGCCCGCCCGATCCCACGTCGACCGTATACTGGAGCCATTCGCCGGCGCCGACGAACGACAGGGTGTAACCGCCGCCAGGTCCTTCGGAGACAGAAATGTCCACCTCCGTGTCGCGGTATTCCCCACCCTCATTCTCCGCAGAATTGTCGGCGTAAGCCGAGCCTGAACCGCCTTCGTCGAAGTCCTCGCACTGCACGGTCCCGGGGATGTCCTCCGGCGTGCCACCGAAGGGTGACGTGCCCGAGTTGTCGCCGGAGAGGGCGATGTCGGTCCACTCCTCGATCGCGTCGATGTCGGCGCCGATGTCGGCGCCATCCGTGCCGGCTTGGAACAACGGGCTGCCGCTCGTCACGCGGAAGTTCTCGCTCGCGTAGTCGACGAAGTAAGCCTCGAACGTCGTCTGGTCGGGCGTGAGACAGTTCGTGCAGTCGGTATAGAACGAGGAGTTGGCCCCTTGGATGACGTTATGGGCCCACTCCTTACTCGCGCCACTGGAGATCACCGCCCACGTGTCGTTCCCGTTCGGGCTCGAGAACCCGCTCAGTCCCTCGTAGTTGAACCCGAACCCAGTGCCCGGCGGATCCCCGTCGACCCCGTGCATGAAGATGTTGTTCTTGATCTTCAGGTTCTCGTGCGTCCACATTTCATCGCACGAAATGTTGGCCGAGGAGGTCACGACGAAGTAACCGCGGTTCGAGGAGCTGCTGATGAACGTGTTGTGATCGAACGTGATGTTCGTGCCGGCGAAGATGTTCCGTCCGCACTCGGAGGGCTTCATGTTCCCGCCCGGCATGTAGACCGTCCAGATGTAGTGCCCCTGGTCGGACCCGAGCTGATAGAACAGGTTGTTCTGAACCGTGATGTTCTCGGCCACGCCCGCGGGCCGGGTGCCCGTCTCGGACTGCGCAACCGAGATCGCGCCGGGGCCCATGCGGATCATGTTGTTGCGGAACGTCAGGTTGCGCGTGACCGCCGATACCATCTGATCGTCGTTCTTCAGGTGCAGCGTGATCGCCGCACTCTGCTGCCCGACCACGTTCCACCACGTCTGCTCGAACAGGTTCCCCTCGATCAGGCACGACGACCCCAAGGTCGCACCGCACTCCTTCGTCTCGAACAGGTTCTTGATCGACCACTCGTTCCCGTCCGTCGTCGGCACGTCTTCGCTGGTGCCCGCGTCGCCGACGTCGGTGAACGTGCACGTGCCCGTGCCGGCGGAGCACCCGGCATCCGCCGCGCTGATCGAGAACCGGATGTTCTGCCCACCCGAGGTCCGTCCGTAGATGTAATACTCGCCGTCGTAGGTGGGGGTCACGTTCGCGGAGGCGTTCCACGTCAGCTCGCAGGCGTTGTTCACGCCGGACACCACGCAGCTCCCCTCCGCGCTCGCCGTCGAGCGGAAGACCTGCGCCTGATCGACGTTGTGCCGCGCGACGATCTTGTAGTGGTAGGTCGCGTCCGCCAGCGATCCACCTGTGGTGCCGGCGCCGGACGGCGTTCCCGGCGTGGGCACCACCGGGCCGCGCCAGGCCAACGGTTTGAGAAGGTGGTTCTTCTGGAACGTCAACGATCCGACGTGCAGACTCCACCGCACCATCGCGCCCACCGAAGGCGTGCCGGTCAGCGCGGGTGTCACCGTGATCGTCGTGCCGACGATCGACGTCACCTTCGCGGACTGCTCCACCCCGAGGGTGGGGCCTCCAACACCGATCCACTGCCCGACCTCAAGTTCGTCGACGTGCCCGACCGTGAACTCGCTGGCCGAGGCCGCCGAACTCACCGTCGTCGACTCGCGCGCAATGACGTCGAAGCCGCCGATAAGGACGTTCTCGCTCGAGCCTTCGAGGTAGTTGTTGATGATCGTCACCGGCCCCGGGGTGTTGGAGACGGTGATCGCCTGGCCGTCGTTCTGGTGTGTCTTACAATCCTTGAAGTAGTTGTTGGTGACCAGGATGTCTTTCGCGGCAATGTTCATGCAGCGAAGCTGCCCGCTCACCGGGTCGCCGTAGACGACGTTCTGATCGAAGATGATGTTCGAGGGGACCTTTGCTTTGGTGTCCTGGTGGATCGCGGATCCCGCGAATGAGATGTCCCAATACCCGAACAGGATCAGCGTGCCGCCACCATAGAGGTTGGAGGTGACGCCAATGTGCTGCACCTTCCACCACTTCGCGACGCACGGCGGCGAGCCGCACTCCCCGGGCAGCTCCGTGCGCAGCGCGGGCGTGTTGTTGACGACGACCTTCAGCTTGGCGAGCGTTGGCAGGTAGGCCGGCGTGATCCGGACGTTCGCCGCAGGGAACTCGGAGTCGTCCAACAGGAAACCGGACGCATCGACGCCCGTGCGCAGCGTGATGTAACACGTCGCGTCGTTCGCCGGGCACGACTTGGACGGCAGCACGAACTGCCCTTCGTAGGTGATGTTCTCCTCGAGCAGCACGAAGTCGCCCGGGACCGCATCGTCGAGGGCGGACTGGAGCTGCGCGTTCGTGTAGGTCGCATCGCCACCAGCCGACGTGCCGCTGTTGTAGACTTTCCGCACCGTCTGCGCGGTGGCCGGGGCCGCGCAGACGATCGTCAGGAGCAGAACAACCAGTGTGCGATGCAGCATTCCCGCCCCCTAGTTCGATGGATTGCCGGACTGCGCGCCGCGCTCGTAGCGCTGGCCGAGCGGATCGACCTTCTCCGGCATCCCGCCGTGTTCGGTGACCTGCTTCTCGACGGCTTCGTTCGCCGGCATCGGCGCCACCGGGTCCGACTTCGACGGCTGCACCGAGTCGGCCAGCATCAGCTTCGCCGCTTCGATCTGCGCCTCGTCCGGCGGCTTGCCCCCGTTCATGAAGATCGCCAAGCAGATCGGGCTCGTCGACAGGTCCTCACCCTTCATCGTGATGGACATTTTCGGCAGCGGCGGCTCCGGCGGCTTTGGCTTCGCCAAGTGCTTCGCCGGGTCGAGCCCGTGCGCCATCAGCACTTCAGCCACCAGCGATGTCGGCTCGATCATCGGGTCGCGGCGCAGCAGCTTATAGAGGTTCAGCACCTCGTTCCGCTTGCCGTTGATGTCGATCTTGAGCGCGGCATCCGGCTTCACGCGGAACGCATAGTCGTAACGCGCCTGCTGCTGGCCCCACTGCGCGAGCACCGTCTCGCCCTGTGCGCCGACGACCTCGACATACTCGGCGCCCAACTGGAACAACTGCATCAGCCCGAGGATGTTTTCGGCGATCTCCACGATGAAGCGCAGCACGCGCGCCTGCTCGTAGGACTGCCGCACGCTCGAGGCGCTGGCGATGATCTTGGCCTCGGTCGCTGAGTCGACGGTCGGGTCGCCCGCCGAGCTTTGGTTCTGCGACATCGACCAGGCTTCGTTCAGGTCACTCTTGATCGTGTCCATGAACGCATAGGACTCACGCGGGAACGCGGCGCGGGCGACTTCGCCGATGGCCCGGTCGCCCGGCCCGTTCATCGGGATCATGTCCTGGTAGACGCCCTTCCGCAGCAGCTCCACGATGTCGTCGTCGACCAGGCTGACGTCGACCCACCGCACCGGCATCGATCGATCCCGCTGCTTGAGCATCTGCGAGCGCGAGCGCATCGCCTCCTTGACCTGCGGCCGACCGGCCTGTGAGTCCGAGGGCGGGATCGCTTCATCGCTGATCGAGGTCAGAGTCAGGACGACGAGCGGGTAGCGCTTCAGGCCGAACAGCTTCTCGCCCTGGAACGACTGCCACTTGAACGGCTCCTCGACGACCGGCTCCGCCTTCCCCTTGATCAGCACCGCGCGCCACAGCCGGCGCGGGTCGGGTTCGCTCGGGTCGATGGCCGAGCGCCGGTAGAACAGTTGCTCGAACTCGATGAACTCGCCCGGCGCCTTCCGGTTCTCGTTCGCGGCCTCCTCGTTCACCGTATCCTCGGGCCCGACCGTGCCGTCCGCTTCGCAGCGATACGTCTCGTCGATCCACTGGAGGCGCAGCGCGTCGGCCTTCGGCATCCGGCCGCGGAACCCGAGCCAGTCCGCCTTCTGCCAGTCGGAGCCGTTGAACTCCACCGGCCACAGGAAGTTCGCCGGCGACACCCGGTCCACGCCGTAGCCGCGGAACGCCGGCACCTTGGTCTTGACCGGCGCCAGCTCGCCCGCCGCCTCCATGATCGCCAGGTCCTCGGGCGCGCGCATCGACACGTCGACCGGCACGGCCTCGACCTCGCGATACGTTTCGATGAAGTAGGTGAAGGCGACCGCGATACCGGCGGCGTTGATGACGTCGCCCAAGCACTCGTCGACGGTGTAGGCCAGGCGCACGCGCTCGGTCAGCTCGAAGTTCAGCGCGGCTGTCATCACCGGGGCGGCGCTTGCGGCCTCGGGCTGGCGCGGGAACAGCATGATCTCCGGCACCTGATGGAACAGCATCGCCTGCTTGTTCTTCGTGTAGGACCAGTCGACCGGCAGCGAGATCATGTCCTGCTCGGGCATCAGCTCGAAGGGCTGGAGCTTCCGGTAGGCGACGTTTTCCTTCCAGGCGTCGAGCAGCGACTCCCGCTTGAAGCGTTCACACGCTTCGATCTTCGCGCGCCACTTCCCGTTGACCTTCGGCGCGGCCGGTGCCGCCGCGGGCTCGGGCTGTTCCACCGGTGCGATCTCAGCGTCCATTTACCGTCTCCTTCGCACCGATTCGGTGCCCAACACGGCTCGGCCCTGGCGACCGTAGATCGCCTGGCGCGCCTCCTTCGAGAGCGTCGACGTTTTCTTCTCGCGCGACCCCGAGGGGCGCGTCATCAGCGCGTAGCGGACCGTATCGATCCAGTGGTCCTGCGCCTGTTTGATGTCCCCGAGCTTGGTCGGATGGCACTGCGCCATCGGGAAGGTTTGCACCAATAGTGGACACCCGGTCTTGTAGATTTGCAACTTGGGACGCGGGCCAAACCCCTCGTTTATTTCGTCTTTCAGATACTCGTGGACCTTCACCCACCCGTTCACCCGGTCGGTGTTGGCCTGATACATGGAGATCCCGTGCTTGGCGAAGGTGTCCGCAATGGACTCGCCGAGCTGGTTGTCCGACATCCACATATCCGGGCCGCCGCAGGTCATGCGGATCCGCATCCCCTGGCTGCGGCGCTTGATCTCCTTGGCCGCGTCCTTGGGCAGCGTCTTCTTGAACGTGTATTCCATCACCGCGATCATCCGCCCGCTCGGCAGATGCGCGAACCAGGTGCACACGCCTTCGTCGGGGTCATAGCCCCAATCGATCGCCCGCGTCCAGTCGATCCACTCGCACTCGGCAATCGACCGGCCGTTGACCCGCGGCAGCTCCTCGACGACGTGCCACGGCACGATCCGCACTCGCACGTCGCCCGTGGCCTCGTCGGTCACGAGCAGCTTGCGATCCGAGATGAACTCCGAGAAGAACTGCCCCTCAACCGCGGTCCAGTCACCATCCCGATACATCTTCCGCAACGCCTCGGAGGGGAGGGCGTTGAGGCGCATTTCGTATTCTTCGCGGTTCTGGTGCGGGTTGTCCTCGATCGTGGCCGGAATGAACGAGAAGTGGTCCGGGTTATAGCCCGGCCAGTCGTCGATCTCCGCGTCGACGTTCTTGTTGATGAAGACCTTGTAGAGCCACATGGCCCCCGGGTTGCTGCCGACCTTGATCAGCGGCACGACCCCGGGCTTGACCGTGCGGAGACGCGAGCCGAGGAACCGGAACTGATACTGCGTGAACGTCGAGCCTTCGTCGAACCCGATCCACTCGAACTCGGACGACAGATACAGCTTCAGCGCGTCGTCGTTGTCGACGTGGCCGAAGCGCAGCCGCGAGCCGTTGGCGTAGACGATGGTGTTCTCGGTCGCGCGCCACACGGCGCCGAGCATCTGCGCCTCCGAGGGACACTTGTCGAGGTGCGTGTCACGCAGTTCGGTGAAGTTCCGGCGGACGATCAGCGCGCGGTAGCCCGGAATCGACAGGCACCGCATGTGCGCTTCGTTGCGCAGGGCCCACGACTTGCCCGTGCCGGCGCGCCCGCCGTAGAGCGTGTTGCGCGCCGTCGACAGGTGGAACTCGACCTGCTTTGGCGTCGGCACGTAGAACGGTTTGCCGAGGACGTCGAGCCGCGGAATGCCGAGGTGCGCGTTGTCCGTCGTCCCGCACGCCGGGCACCGGTAGTCATACGGGACGTCCGGCTCGGGCCGGGCGTAGAAGTGCTCGAGGTGGGCCTGATGCGAGCAGGCCCCGCACTGCCACGGCAGCGTGTGCACCGCCGGCGCCGCGTCCTCCGTCGCCAGTTCGGCGATCGTCGGGCCGGGTTCGGCAATGATGGTCCCGGCCGCCAGGATCAGGCCGGCAAGGACCGAAATCAGGAGGCTCATGGGAGGCAGGCAGCCAGGATCCCAACCACCACGAGGACGATCAGGAGCGCGATCACGTCGCCGTCGTGCGGTTCCGACTGGTAGCTGTTCATGGGTGTCGATCGCCCCTGTCGACGTAGAGCACCGCGGCCACCGGAAGCACGTAGACGAAGACCGCAATCACAACGAGCACGAAAATGGCGCCCGGATCCATCACTCAGCCTCCACCGTTTCGACCTTGATCTGCGGCGTGCCCATTCCGGGTAGCATCACACCCACATTGACCTGCACGCCGGCGGGTCCGGCCTCCTTGACGACCGGTTTCACGGCGCCACCGTGAATGAGCGCCCACTCCGCGGGCTTCGTATCACCCTCGGCCGCCGCCACTTTGGCGCCAATCAGGTGAATCTGCGCGTATTCGTCCAGGTTCCGCTCGAGGCGGACCTTCGCGGCGCGCTTGATCTCAGCCAGCGTGCGGAGCGCCTGCACGTGATCGGCGCAGTAGACCGCCGATTCGGGGATCAGCACCATGCAGACCTGTTTCGACTCCGGATCGACGTGCCCGCAGCGCGCGGATCCAGGCGGAATCAGCGCTTCGGCCGGCGCGCGGGGCGCGGTGAGCGCCTGTTTCAGGCTCTCGGACACCGGTGGCGGACCCGGGACCTGTTCGGTGCCCGCGGCGACCTGTGCGACGAGCGCGGCCAGGG